ACCGATATTGATTTTAATTTAGACAATAAGGATTTTAGTAGTTCTGTCAAACATCCAGAGAATCCTCAAACATCAATCTTGTCATTATCAGGTACGATCGGCGCATCAGTTACCGCACCTTGGGCAGACTTAGTTTTATATTCAATGTTAAATGATGCGTTAATACGGGCAACCGCAGATACACGTACATTAAATGGCGCTAAAATTGCCACTAAAGGTGATCTTAAGCTAAGTGTTGATACAACGAACAGTCACCCAATGGCACAAAGGCTCAATAGTCTTGAGTTAAATGGTGCGACGCCTTTTTCAGTCACCTTTACTGATAGCTTGCAATTGCGTTTAAATGAAGGCGTAATTTTTTGATTGATGATTTGAACTTCAAAAATCTGCTTACAGTAAATTTTTTTAAGGAGCAATTCAATAATCAATTAACTCCTTCTACTTTAATGCTAACATGCTTACTTAAACAATCAGACTCATAATATCTATTGTTCGCATAACGGGCGTTATGACAAATGACTTCAATTAGAACGGTAATCATCCCAAGTATCAGACCCTTATCTAATAGAATTAAGTTGCATACCACTCTTTGAGCCGGTAGTGAGAAGTCAATTACTTTTTAACAGACGGTATACCCCAAAGGAACCACTTAAAAAGCCTCTTAGGCCTATTAATAGGCTACCTAAAACAGACCAATATAAGAGAACCACTTATAATAAACTGCTAGCCTTAATACTCTAAATAATCCCTGATTGGACGTTTCTTAAATTGAGAAGCGTCTTTTTTAAGGCGATTAACCATCTCAAACTCCCATCCTTGCTGCGACTGTCCAGCTGGGCTAGTCGGACTTACTAAATGATTGTATTCTGCCATAAAAGCAGGATTGCGAACGATACGTCCTAGCTGTTTATCATTTAAACCCTCAACTGTGAACATATCAGCAGTATCAACATCACGCAACTTACTTGTTTTTTCTGTTTTAGTTTTCAGTTTCTCATGAACTACAAACTTAAAGCCTGTAATTGTCCTACCTTTTTTCACCTGCGTATAACTGACTTTAATATCTGATTTTTCATTAATTTCTTTAACAGCAAGGTCTAATACTCTTAGTTTAAAGTTACCCATACGCTTGTATTCATGATCTTCTATACCTAACTGGTCTCTGAACTTGTTAAGCTCAAGCAGAGTTATGAAAATACGGTCGCTCTTGCTTGTGCTTATATCTGGCTCAAATTATGAATGTTCAACAGGCTCTAATATAGCAGTGATTATATTTGGTAATTTTTATAAGAAATCCTTTATGAGCTTTTTCTTTTCCTGGAACAATAAAAAAAAGCACTTTGACTAAGATGCAAAATATCACTTTTCCAATAGTGGTATAGATCCATGACAGTAACAAAAGTATTAGGCGCTCAGGCTGGCATTCAATATTCGGGTGTAAGCGATAAATCTGAGGCAGATCCAACCGTCCAGCTACTCAACAGCGTGGTTCTTGGCCAGTTTAAGCGTGGTCGTTTTGATAAACCGTTTAAAGTGACAAGTGACAATATCCGGGCAAAGCTGGGTTATGACCCAACCAATAAAGATTACGTGGCCGTAGAAGATGCCTTGGCCAGTGGTGCACCATTTGTCTGGGTAATGCGGGTAAAATCTGGGCCAGCATTGCCGAAAATCACATGCGCGGATGCTACAAATTCTGTGGGAATTAAAAACTTCATATTTACACCTAACGGCATTGAACAAAATGGTTCTTATACTAACTTTGCAGTTGAGGTTAATGATAAATGGTATAACGAAGATTTTAGTCAGAACAATTTACAAGACGTATTTGTCCAAAATAATATTCCGCTTAGAGTTTTTGAAGCTGAAGAGAGTTATTTTGGGGTTTATGCTAACGTTAGTATTGGTGAATGGCGTGTACGTTTAAAACCATCCCCGGAGCAATCTAAATACTCAACTGGATATTCAGAAAGACTATTTAACCCCTGCCAGGCCTATGAAAATGGTATTTTTAGTTTCTGTTTGGCAAATGACCGTATTCCAACATAAAAGGAGTTAAATGTGGATTTAAAAGAAGCATTCACTTATTTAAGTGAAAATTATCAAGCACTAATTAAAACTAATGCTACAGTTTTGGGTGTGGCTTATACGCCTGATGATAGTGATGCTGAGTTTTATATCATTGAGCTTTCACTTGATCAAGAAGCTAAAGAAGGGGAAGGTATTGATTATTACATCGTTCATCTTGAAGGCGGTAATCTATTAAGTTCAGAAGGAGTTGAGGATCATTTCGGTAATGAAGATATTGATAGCTTGATTCAAGAATTGCCTGAATTTACCCAAAATATTCAATATCAAGTGTATCAATTAGAGAATAGTCCATTTGGAGATGAAAGCTCATTTGCTTTAAAAACTATTTTCCCTGAACTACCTGATCCGGATGATTTTGAACTAACCACTTTTAAGTCAGAGGCGATTACTTTAATCACAAAATTGAACAAGCAATAAACTTGTAAAATATTAAAGTTAGTAATGCTCTATTTGACCGGTGATAAAACTGTCTTATATAGCTAGTATAAAAAAGCCCTATGTCAAATAGGGCTTTTTTAATACTCTTTTATGTTTTTACTCTTTAAAGTAAAAGAGAAAATACGCTTTTACAATTAAAGCAATACTGCCCAAGCACGTACAAACAGTGTATTCGCTTCAGCTAAACCGATGGTGCCATTATTTATAGACTCACGTAAGGCTGTTAATTGAAGGCCATCAGCATGGCGACCGCAACCGTTACTTTGCCAGTAATACATAGCAGCTTTAACCGCCGTTTCTGGCTCTGTAATCTTATTGGGAAAGTTTATTAGGTCTACATTAATAGCTTTTCCGGTTGCAGAAAAGTTATTTCTACCTGTGGTCTGAATCGCTCCACCACCCCGATACCGCCAGCCATCCCCATTATGTACACCGTTACCCATCCGACCGCCATATACACGGTTTGCAATAGCTTCAGGGCCTAAAGCGGCATACTTGATAGCATCAGCTTGATTAAAATATTTTTTGAACGTTTTTAATAGGCCTTTTGCACTATAGTTAAGGTTTTCACGTAAAACACGGAATCCGTTAGATTCATGAATAGTCTGTGCAAGAAAACCACATAACTGGGCTTTAGTAGTAATACCGTATTGCGCGGCATATTGATTGATAAATGCGACAAATTTTGTATCCGCATTGGGATAGATAGCTTTTAAACGGGCAATATTTAGAACTGGTGCAGGCAGTAAACTGTTAAAAGCTCGGTTGCTGGCTGGTCCGAAAATACCGTCTATTTCCCCCTTATATACACTTAATTCTGCTAAAAAACGCTGTAGATCTGCAGCTGTCGCCTTATCCATATTCTGAATAGCTTTTAGCGTCCCAGCGCCCATAAAGGCGTCGATATTGCCCGTATAACAGCCACGATTCTTTAAGATCTTTTGAATTTTTTTGAGATTATCAATCATTAATCAACTCGCTTGTAAAATGGATGATCTTGTAAGATCTGTTCTGTTTTGATGGTCCGTAACTTCTGTTTTTCAGCCAGGTAGATCCTCAAGTAATGTATTGCTGCAGCGGCAGAAATGATGGCCAATATAATTAAGGCGATAGCGATATGCTGGCGTAGGCCAAACATGCCGCTAATAATGATCAGAACAGCTATAAGATTGCGGTTAAAACTGCTGGTATCGATCAAGTCATTAGGTAGAGCAATGGCCAGAATAGCCAGGTTGATATAGAAAACAGCCAAGAATGGGTAAATTTCTGATAGTGTCATATTAGACCCCCTCACACAGCCATAAGGCTTTGTATCGATTCAATTTAAATTGGGTGAAAAACCATGCTTGTGAGGCGGTTAAATATAAATTTTTCATATTATGGCCCGTCTATAGAATCCGCGGCCGCAGGTTCTAACATTTCTTCAGACAAGCCAAACTTCATACCGAAATGTTTGATTAAAACCGCATGGATTAGATGGATAATAGCTGGCGCAATAAATGAACCACAGCCAACGTAAATAGGTGTAATCAGCGTTAGGGCTTGATCTTGATGTAAACAGAATAAGAAGGCACAAAAGCCCCCAGTTATACAGATAGGTAGTTTTAAAGCACGTGGTAAAGGTTTACCCCCATAAACGGGCGTTCGATAAAAAACGCCAATAATTGAACTTGTAACTAATAGAAAAATACACGCCGCAACGATTAATTCATCCGCATAATAGGTTGCGTACGCACGTAACCCATGTGTATTTTTATTAGTCCCCACTGTTGCCAGCGCTTTGGCTGGCTCAAATGCCAAAAGTGAGGCTGATACCAGCTTTACTTTCGGACTAAATAAAGATATTTCCACTCTTTGCTATCTTCCACTTAGAAGTTTTAAAACGTTATCAATCCGGGCAAATAGCCCTTTAATTATTGTTTCATGGTTCTCAGTACGCACTTTGGAATCGTTCCACGCTTCAGTTTTGTAATATTCAAAGATGAAGTTAAACGGCATGTCCAACGCCTCACTCAGACTCATTTTCGCATTGTGTTGTAAGCTCTGTGCTTCTTGCAGCCAGCTCTTCCAGAAGCTGTCTGGCGAATCCGTAGAAAGCGGAATTGCACGAAAATCGGGCCGGTATACTGCCGGCACCTCCTTCACTTTCGTAAATGACTACGCCTTGATGGTCAAAACCCAGAAAAAGCAAGCTGGCCAGCTGCTCTTCAGCCTCGATATACACTTCACGTAATTGGTTATATTTATCCTGGTCAAGCTCACAAAATGCTTTATAACGCTCAAGTAAAGCATCAGCCGCCGCACGTGCATCAGTGAATGGACCAACTGCAGGATAATCAGGCGTACCCATTTGTAGGGCCATAGCGCCGATAATCCAGTCCTCAAGATCTTCTGCAAGTTTCTCTAATGCTTCAAGCTCCAAGCCATTTAGCTGGCGTACTGATATATCGCCAATTTGTATGCTGTCTTGATAGGGCCGTGGCTCATTGATCAGGTAATCATTGATATTTACCTCTACTGCCAGGTCATTTTTCTCTTGAGCGGACAGATACTGCAGTAAGCAGTAATACCGCTGCTGACCGTGCATTGTTAGAGGCTTAATAGGGTCATCTGTAATACAACGTAGAAAAGCACTTAATTGATGTTCTAAAAGATTGGGATTGAGTTTGCCCACGCTAATGGCATCACCCAATTTAAGCTCTCGAACGGTTAGTTTTTCAGTCCCAATATCAATTGGTGGAAAAAGTTGCTGCATCTTAAATCCTTATTTATACAAAGCGGCCAGGTCGTTTTTGTCCCAGCTGTTACGCGAAATAAATGAAACGGTCACTTCAACTAAAATCCGGTTTCCGTTTTTGTCCATCGGTGCAACCAACGGTGCCCCAACATTGACTAGAAATAACGGTGCATAGCGTTTCTTGGCATAGGAGAACGATACGAACGGCGGAATTTTGGAAGGGAATAGTGATTCAATTGAAGTGTCCTGAATAACACCACTGACAAGAGATTTATCTGATAAGTAAGCGGGTAAAGCCCATTGCTGTAATAGGGCAAGTTGATTTTCTACTTCATGTAGAGCATCGGCCCAAGCCTCAAAAAATAGCGTGGCATTAATCTTGACTGGCTGATTAGAGAGATAGATCTGTGTACTATTTATTTTGGTAAAGTTTGAGCGTCCTTCCAGGCTGTTTAATTTATTTTTAGTTTCTTCACTTAATGACAGTCCCAAAGCACTACCTAAATTATTATCTAGTGAGTTCACCCAGTCACCAGCCTGGACCATGCCCATAAGCGTGGGTAGCTTGTTTTCAGGGTTAGAATTTTCAAATGGCGTACTGTAATCAGCTTCAATGGCCATATCCCCCTCTGTCACAATTGATGTGACTGAAGAAGATCCAGAAATAGCTTTCCCCTCTTTATCGCATAGGGCAACACGTCCTAGAAAAATAGGATTAAGTAGGCCCCAATCTGAGGTTTTAGTTTTCGTATGGTACTCATAACTTGCATCTACTTTGGGCGCGTTATCAGTTTTAGAGAGTTCTTTCATTGCAATGCCTTAAATGAATAAGGCTTAGTGTAGGGAGGCTAAAATCTTCTTATTTTTTTTGTTCCAGTTCAGGACTACGCTAAAGTTAGATTTATTTTAAATACGGCATTGACGTATATAGATATAAACACTAACATAGCTTTACAAAGTACGGCATTGACGGACTTTACTAAAAGGAACAAAATACTTAGGTGCTGTATGACAAATATGAGAACCATAGTCGAAACAGAACCATTTAAGAGGGTTGTGGATGACTATTTCCCCAAAAGGGAAGACTTTGAAGAGTTAAAAACGTTTCTAGCTCACTTCCCTTTCGCTGGAAATAAGATTCCAAAAGGTGAAGGGACAAGAAAACTAAGATGGCCAGCAAAGCTTAAAGGTGCTGGAAAATCGGGGGGTTATAGAATTATCTATTTATATGATTCAAATGAAGATGAAGTCTGGCTCTTATCTATTTATGCTAAAAGTGTTACTGAAAATGTAGATAGTAAGAAATTGAAGGAGCTAAAGAAACATAAGTAATCTGGAGGCCTTTAATAACCGAAAGTTTCTTAAAGGCCCCTGAAATTAATGAAGATAGTATTAGTAATAACTTTTTATTAAACAATCGCGATTCAATAACAGTATTGATTTTATAGGAAATATATATGAACTACTCTGATTTAGAGTTGCGGGACCAATCTCGCAATATTGAAGATGAGGTTCAAGCAGGCTTAGCTGAATATAAAGCCCGCCGTAAGGCACGTGTAACACAAGTGCCATTAAATGAAGTTAAAGAAGCCCGTGCCAAGGTCGGATTAACTCAAGGGGACTTTGCTGCTTTGATGGGAGTATCTGTAAGAACTCTTCAAGAATGGGAACAAGACCGCCGTGAACCCAATAAAGCCGCAAAAACATTAGTAAAAATCGCCTTAGTTCACCCAGAAGTATTGCGTGAAGTTAATGAAACATGCCCAGCATAAAAATATATTTAAAGTTGAAATAGAAAAGGGCCACTTGTGGCCCTTTTATTTATTGATTATCTAGCGAGTGATAACTCTGCCAGATCATCAAGCACTTCATAAAGATTACTTGCAAAGACTTCCGGATCGAGCTGGTGCGGCGTCTTTTTATAGGCTTCAATGATCGCCTCACGGCTTATCCCTTCTGCATTATCGGTCACAATCGCTGGGATAAAGTGTTCCTTTACTTTCATGGCCAGCTTGTAACGTTCATAGCCCACAATCAAACGATAATCATGCCCTTCTTTAACAACTACAATTGGCGTTTTCATCGTTGGCTTTTTCTCTAACCGGACATACTTTTTAAGGTCTACCTTAATTTGGTCTACCCCGATCCGGTCAAACATTCCATCATGCTTCCAAGAGTCAAAAGCATGGACCAGATTTTCCTGGATCTTCGATACACCCGCTTCTTTTAAAGAGGCCAAAACCGACTTAATATTTCGGGCTGCACATTCCAGACTATCCGGATCATTGGTAACTGTATAAACAAAACGATTAGCCAGTAATGCTTCACGGATTGCCGGATCTTGTATACCTATGCCAGATAGAATATGAGTATTACGATACGGCGAAAGGATCAGGCCATATTCCAGTAATGCTTCATCCTGACGTAACTTACGTGGATTAAAGCCTAAATGCTCAATCTTCTCGAAAAGCTCTTCTACACTTGCCACATACGAAAGGTCAATGTTTCGCATGTATGGTGCATCTTCAGGTAAAGCATGGCGCTCTAAAATAATAATGCGCGTACTGACTGAAGTATTAGCATTACTAAACGTAGAAGCCGGGAGATTAATGCTGGCCACTGTATAAAACTCTTGGCCTTCTTGTGCCTGCCATTTCTCAAGTCCTTTATCGAGATTTGGCGAGTTCGGAACCAGGGCTACAACACGTCCACCTTCCCGCAAATGTGCACAGGCTTTTTTCAAATGCTCAAGCGCTAAAGATCCAGCATGACCAAACGGCGGATTCATCACAATGGCATCATATTTGATCATGGTATTGTGTGATTCAAAGCTGCCCATCACCACGTTTGCATTCGGGCTGCTTAGCTGGGCACGGCTGGCCAGTTCACTTGATGGCTCAATCATGGTTGTATTTGTATCATTCGGGAACCAGCGGCCAATGGCGCCGTCACCTGCAGATGGCTCTAATACATCATCACCATTATGGGCACCCGACCATTCAACCATTTTCATGCCCAGCGGTTCAGGCGTGGCGTACCAATCTTTACCGATCTTATTTGCCCGGTTGTCGCGGTTTTTACCCTTGTTGTAATAATACGTTTTAGCCTTATCAAATGCAGATAGACGGGCTATACGTGCATTCTCTTCATCATAGGCTTTGCCGCCTATCCCGTCCAAAAGGCTAGGTTCTGAATATTCAGCCGCATTGTACGCACTAATGATTGCGTCCCGGATACTGACCACAGCATCATCACCCTTGGCTAAGTTATCAACCGTTTCTGCGCGCTGGGCAATCACATTCGCAAAGGCTGAAGTTTCCCATTTTGTACCGGTAGTTAAATAACGCTGGATTGCATTAGAAGCCTGGCCAAAACGGTAAATACGGCCTTCAGTCTGGCGTAATTTTGCCGGGCGTTTTGGTAGACCTAAATTGATGATAACGCGCTGGTGTACCCCAGTAGTGTCATGAAAACTAATACCTGTTGCGCCTGCATCGGACTGGACCATAATTACATCACGGCCACTATTGTCTGTATTGAACAGATCCGCATTCTTGGCGCGTTCAGCCTTGGAAACACGGCCGTTAAACAGTAGAACGTCCGGGAAATGTGCCTTAATCATTTGAATAGGTGAAGGGAATTGTAGATCCAGGGCAACCAGATCCGGATGCTCCTGGGCAAACTGATCATATTCAATTTGTACCTGGTCAGCATTTCGATCTTCTTTAAATTTATTGGTGAATTTAAAAGGACTAAATCCTCCACCCTCATTGTAATCATGAAAGACTACGATTTTACGGCCCAGCTGCAGATGCAAGTTAATTTGATCAATTGCAGCATCGGCTTTAATGGCTTCTAACAAACGTTCTTTAGATAAGTAATCAAAACGGCTGTTTACTGCACGTGAAAGATTTGAATAGATCCGTTCATCTGCTTCATTTTTACTTTCCCATAGAATATCCAGGCCGCGGTCAATCTCTTGGCCAGCAGCAGATTTAATCAAAATAAATTTTCGGTCATAGTCAAAAGGTACATCTAGCTCACGTCCAGACATAGCCCCAGCGGTTTTTAATTTCTCTGCAAAATTCCGCTCATTTACGCCACTATCAATTTTCCCATCTGGGCGGTTCAGCTTGTTATAGCGCATGGTATAGCCGAAATTCAGCATGAAGAATTTAGAACGGTCATTACCTGAATTGTAGCGTAGGCCTTCGCTGGCATGTTCTGACGACCACATTTTGGCCGGTTCGGTGTAATCAAATAAATAGCCTTCGGCCCATTCGATACTTTTGACATAGCTAAACGGCGTAGCACTTAAAAAGATAACTTTTGTACGGCCGGCTGGCTGTTCACGCCAGTTTTGATGCCAGATCTCACGCTCTTCACTACGCTTGGCCATCCATTTATCTGTAGCTTCGCCAGGGATAAAGGGACCATCTGCGAACTGGGTTACAGTAACGTTGCCGTCATCATCTACAGAACGCTCTTCACGTGTTTCACGTGGGGGCATTTCCTCAGAAAAATGGTCATCGTACCAATCATAAAAGCCGTCATGGTGCCCAGACAAGGCTCTTAATTTGCGTAATGCAGCAGTAACATTACCGTCTTGTGACTGCATAAGGTTATGTGATTCATCAACAACAATCAGATCCCATTTTTTCTTGGCCAAGTTAATATTTTGGGCAAAATTGGCATAGGTTGTGGCCACAATATTGTGTTCTTCCCCGCCGTTGTCTGTAATGCCGTCCAGCTGGTGAATGTCCAGGTTGAGTGGTACACCGCTTTTCACAAAGTCCCGAACAATCTTATCGTTCATGGATACGATTAAAATATTTTTCAGTCCAGCGTTTACAAAGCGCTTAACTGCACCCAGTCCGGTAAATGTTTTACCGGTACCCGTACCATTGGTAAATAACATGCCATTAGCATTTTTCCCAAAAAGGTGCGTTTCGGCTTTTAATACATCTTCTTGCTGTTCAGGTGATAGATACGGCAAGGCGGTTTGAATACTGTGTAAATCTCCCCATTCCGTAGCTGTACCTTCAGCTTCTAATTGTAGTAATGCTTTTCCGGTTAATTCTGCTCGAATTGACTTAGCAAGCTGAACAATTTTTCTATCTCGTTTGCTGCGAGTAGATGATCCTGAGCTGCTAGATATGTTGCTTGTGCTGCTGTCAGCGGTTGCAAGACCTGTTGAAGTGATACGGCGTTTTCGCTGGCCAGCATGACTGCTATCGCGTCCAGTTCCGCTACCTGCAGCATGTAATTCTGAAACGCCAGGATTACTGTTTCCGTTATTCCCTCCGCCGCTAGTTCCTTCGCCTGATTGTCCAGCCATACTTCCAGCTGTTGATCCTCCATCATGAGCACTTGTTGGGTTTCCTGATCCGTCACGTACTTGGCCAAGGTTGTGCGAATCTGAAGAGGTAGCTGTTGCATTTGTTAAATCTCTTTTTAAGTTAAGTTGAGCTGGCGTTAATAGATTATCTGGAATTGTGGCCAAATGTTTTAAACGAACATACCAGCCGGATTGATCATAATAGAAAGTAAACGGGTCATACTCTTGAGCTTCGGTTTTACGTTTTACTAGGTTCGGATCTAGCACGATACCTTCTAACACTTTGCCCTTTTTAGTCGTATAAAGAACAATAGGATTATCCTGGATAAATGCTGGCTCTACGCCATCGGCCAGTAATGCCGCTGCTGCCAGCTTTAGTGCTTCAATCGGCCGAGCTTGGGCATCTATCGCCTTTAGTGCATCTAGTGGGGTGCTATCCGGAGAAAGACCAGGTGAAGAAATCAGAGGAAATTGTTGCATCATTTCCTGATAAACATCTCTTACTTGGCCAGGGTTAATATTTGGCATGGCTGAATCAAAAGCAGTCCAGGTTTTACTTAATTTAGCCTTGAGCTGCTCAATATTAATTTCATGAAGTGACTCTAAACCTTTCCAGCCAGCTTCGTAATTTGAAAGATAAATTTGACGGGCCTCTTCAACATCATCGGCGCCAATAATCAGCTTATGTTCATCAAAAACCTTAGTATCCGGATCAACCTGGTAAATAACGAAAATCTTATTATTGAGCTTGGTTAAGCCACGTTTAATGAATACGTCTAGTTCATCACCATCAGCACCTTGGGTATTTTCGATAAAACCGTAGTGATGCTGCATAACAGACTGCCAGGTATTTCCCTTTTCATCTGTTCCGGATCTGATAGATCCAGCCGGATTTTCGATACTAATATCCAAGCCATATAACTGGATTTTAGCTTTTGGATAGTTTCCACTTAACTTCTGCTCTTCAGTAGGTTCAGGAATAGCATTTAAAGGCGAAGTGGCGGCGTCATGGGCTATGGTATCGATAGCTGTCACAGGTGTATCTTCTTGATGTGCTGAGTCAAACATAGCAATTTGTGAGGTATCGCCGTATTGCTCACTGAGTACCGTATTTGCAAATACCAAGGCATCTTTAATACTGACTGGTTCAGGTTCTCCAAACAGGCCAAAGTTTTGGCTATCCGTTGCATTGCGCTCAACAAACTGGGCCATAGCTTTAAAGGCAAGACTGAGTTTCTTGGCGCTACGTGCGTTTTTTGAGATAAAAACGGCCAGTTCTGCTACGCCTTCAGGTAAATCACCAAATAGGCCTAACTGCTCAACATATTCAGTGACTGCCTGGTTAGAAAGTTTTGCTTTTTCTATGACATTGGTAGCATCCAGAATTGCATTAATCACCAGGTCATCCAGGGACTTTTCAATACCGTCTACCATCTGGCTAGACAGATCCTCTAACTGCCCTTTGACTTGGCCAGAAATAGCCTGGGCTTCAATAAATTTTGGTGCTGATAATGACAAGGCATTTAATACATTTTGCAGATCCGGTTTAGTCTGATCCGCGACCATTTCTAAAAGCCGGTCATCGTTATAGGCTTTACTGAAAATAGCGCACTTAATCCGGTTGACGAGAGCCTGAGTAGGTTTACCGTCTGTAGTCGTATATTGGGCCGCTTCATGTTCTCCCAGGCTCTTTAAAAAGCCCTGGATAAACTTAATATTACTCGCCGCCATAAAATCGCCGTCATCACTTGGATTAAACAATTCAAGTAATGCACCGGTAATACGTCCAGCATCGGTTTTGGCGCGTTCTGTAGCACTAGAACTGAGCTTATCATCCTGATTAGCTTCTACCGCAAATTGAACCCGGTCAACTTCGGTTTTACGCACTCGGACTAATACCGGTTCTTTTAACTGAGCTACTTTTTCAGGATCTACTCCAAAGTATTCTGCATTCTCTAGGATCCATTCACGGTACTCTTCAGCCTTACCTTGGGAATAAGCCAGTTTAAGGGCGATAGTCCGGCCGTTGCCTGATTCAACCACTAAATCCTGGCCAATAATTGGTGCACCCGAATCGGCACGGTTGGATCGGCCTAGGCTGTCCGGGTCTAGGTCATTGGCTATATTGTGGATCTGCTGCTGGCTTGATTGCCGCGAACGGTCACGTGGCTGGATTTCGGCCGGGTAATCTGGATTTGCATTGCCCAAGGCATCATGGGAGGCAATTAGATCCGCCGCTTCGATGACAGCCAAGTTAGTGTCTAGGCGTGTCCCCTTGGCTGTTTTAACTTTATTCTGGCGTCCTTCTAAGATTAAAGGACTATCTTCAAGATTTTTTACAGATTCTAAAATCTGAATATTGAATATTGTTTGATCATCGTCTACACTTGAATCATAAAGGGCGGTTCTTTGATCCAAAGTCGATATAGACACTGATGGCGGATTAACAGGAACTGCCTTTTTTAATGCGTCCAGTTTTCCTTCTAGTTGTCCAATCGGATCTTCAAGTAAGTTATAAACAAACTTACCGCGCTCATATTCAATAACCGACAAACTAACAGTATAAATTTTCCCTTCTAAATTAACTTTCGCACCCAAGTAAAAGAATTGTTTGGCGTCATCCTTGCGGCCTGTTTTGGGTTCTTCTTTCCCTAGAAATATACCTTTAGCCAGAATATCCAAAATAGCTGGGATCAGCTTTGCATGAATTAAACTGCCATGTGCATAGCCGCCAGTTTTATGCCAGGAAACTTTTTTACTAACCTTAATTTCACCGATAATGGGATGATTGGCCACTTGATCCCGTAAATGAGCCTCAAAATATTTCTTTGCTGCAGTAACTAGATCCTTTCCATGAGTAATAGGATTGCCGGCCTCATCTACTGGACTGTCTAATAGACTTGTTACTTCATCCCCTTTAAGAGTGGCCACAACTGGAAAGTTTTTGCCTTTTTGCTTTAAATCCTGAATTGCTATTGCAAGTTTTTCAGCCTGCTCAAGCACATCTTTGGGGTTCTGTGCCTGAACCAAATCTGTAATGCTCATATAACACCTGTCATGTATGATCAGATGCAGTCTAAGTTTAAGAAATGGGCCTAAATTTTTTTGTTCCAGCTGTCAAAAGTTGAAAGGCTATACTCAAAACTTCATTAAATAAAAATATTTTTATTCTCGGCGGTGTATAAATTCAACTTTTCCATTATGTAGAGTAATACTACCCAAACTTCTATAGTCCCAAGTTTCGCTTATTCCATATTTGCTTTCCGTACTTCTCTTAGAAAAAGGCTTACCCCAAGTAGATTCCAAAAGTTCACTCGCGGTCATACCGACTTTTGGAATTTTTTTATTAAGAAAAGATGAACCTTTATAAGTTCCATCTTTATCAAATTTTTCAGGATATTTTTGCTTATATGCTTCTATATCAGCCTTTCTATTTTCTACGCCAATTGCTCCACTATAAAGAGAGCGGTCATTATCAGGAATGGTAATTGTAGTAGTTGATTTTGCAATTTCTTCAGAATGATTAGTTTCTATGGACAGTGGAATGCTTACAATCTCTACTTGTTTTGCATAAGCTGTTGAAGATATTAAACCTAGTGAAATTAATAAAATTTTATTCATTTAGATATGTCCAAACTAAGGTCTGAATATCTTAGCTTAAATCCACAATTAGAATTCTGTAGATCTATGAAAAAAGGCCCTCAAGGGGCCTTTTTGTTATGTTGCCATGAGTATGACTTTTTCTTGTACCACCTTAGCGGCGGCCGGTAATAAATAATGTTCCGGATCTTCTTCAGCATACCCCAGTGCTTGTGCGATTAGTGCCTGGTCTACTTCTGCCCCATCGATGATAGATTGATAAAATGCGCCAGCTGCATCAATCGGCGGATCTTCCCTATTATCCTGGGCTTCTGTTTCAAAATCTTCATCTGCCGTTGTACTATCATCATCAATTGCCACACTACTAAATAGATCATTCGGGTTATGATGCTTGACCGCTTTATCACCAGTTATAAATAGATCCTGAATATATGCCCACTCAATAAAGGGCCAGATCGCATTTTTAGGCTTGATATAGTCATCAATTGCCATGCCGCCGTCTTTTTTCTGGATATATAAACCTTCTGCTAAATCAGTAAATAACCGGGCACGAACAAATGGCTGGCCCTTTTCATCATGCAAGTTGGCATTTAAAGCAAGAAGAATAGGAGTTATTAAGTCAGTCTGGCCCTTATGTTCTGCGACAAAATTATGTAACTGTTTTTCCAGGTCTACATGCGGTTTAAGTCGTACACCTAAACGGCCCTTTTCCTGGACAATTTCACTTAAAGTTTTGCCTGCAATATCACCACCAGTAAGGTCCTTAATAATTTCATCAATACGGCGTACTTTCTCAATACGTTCCATTAATGGCAAGGTACCACCGAGTACCAGGTTAGCTAGGTTGTCCAGTTCCTGAGTCAGTTTTAGCTTAGTAATTAGATCCATGTCTTAAACTCCCTGCGCCTTGGCAACTTTAGCTTTAGTTACAGTGTTTAAGGCTTCTTCTAATTTCGCATAAATTGGCTGATCCGGCTCACTGGCATATTTTTGGGCTACGTTCATAAAATCGTCCATATTTAACGTGGTCGCATCAATTTCGCCTCCAATAATCTGGTCTAGCCAGGCTTCATCTGGATTCATTTCATTACCCTGTATTGGATCTGTTTGTTCGGCTAAAAGCCCATGTTGCTGTAAATAGATTTTGCTCTTTTCCATACGGTCTTGGGTCACACTTAAACCTACATCGTCCAGATTGCCGCGTTCAATTTTACCCTGGTAGAGTTCATAAAGTTTTTCATGAGCAAAGTTTATCTCTGCTTCAGATAGTTTCCCTGCATCTTTTAATTTGTTGGCCAGTAAATCAATATGACGGTTGGCCAGATCTGCTGGATCTACACTATCTGTTTTATTTAAAAACTTGATCCAGTTTTCTTCGTGGTCGTAACGTTCAAAAAGATTCATTTCTTCATTAGCCCGGACTCGCTCCATAGGATTATCAGACAGTGGATTGAGCTTGCCGTTTTCATCCCGTAATTGATCCAGCTGGGCATTTAAATCTAATTTTTTCTGTTCAGAGGCAAGTTGTTTTTTTGCTTTAATAACTTCAATCGGCTGAGCTTCACGGCCTTGGGCTATATCCGCTGCGAGCTTTGAATCATAGCTATTCATGGCTTTGATTAGGCCACTTGCAAAGAGTTCAGCTTTACTCATTTTTTCAAGTGTGGCCAGCGCTGCATCATGAGCCTGTTTAACACTGGCATAGAAGAAAACATCATTGCCCTTTTCATCTTTAGACGGAATAGACAAATGAGATTTTGAATATATGACTTCTAAGCCTTTCGCCGTACCTTGGAATGAATCAACCACATAGAACGTTTCCCCATGCACCTGGAAAATTAAACGCGGTTCGGCTTCTGTCACCATTTCGCTATATTTCGGATGGCCAACGATTACTTTACCGGTCGCTTTAAAATGTTCATCTTCTAGCTCATGTAGAACATAGCCTTCCTCTGTTTTCATAGGTATGTAGCTAGAAAGGTTATGTGTATTCTTAAATCGATTGGTCATCGATAAAACGCTAAAAGGTTTACCCTTGGGCAAAGTCAAAATATTACCGGCCTTGTCGGTCTTAAAGCCTGCTGCTTTTGCTGCTTCAGCACCAGGACTAACTACCGGATTGTCTTTACGATACTGATTTAAGTATTCAATTCCTTCCTCTTTCCATTCTGCCTGGGTCGTAGAAATGCGGTAGGCCCAGCCTTGTGTTACGGCGTAATTGATCGGCTTGTAAACTTCTGGCGTGTTGTACCATAGTCCACCCCCTGTAAACTGCCGTTCCATTTCAGTTTTACGTCTAAACGCTGTGGCCACCTCTTCAATGGTGTACGCTTCTTTATCAGTTTTATCAGCATCAGGCTCTATTACTGGCTCATTTTCAGGATCTTGCTGTGCTGGTATTGGTTCTTGGGCAGCTTCTGTTTTTACTTCTGGTGTTATAACTGCTGCACTTAATGGCTGGTCCAGCTGCTCTTGTAGAGCTGCAATTTCTTGATCTAACAGCTGCTCTTCCTGGATCTTCGCCTGTTCATCTTTTTCTAGGTCTACCAATACTTGTTCAGCCTGGGCTTTTCTGGCTAGGCCTTTCATAAAACGAGCACTATTGCCTTCAACAATAAGCATCATACGCTTGGCCAAGGTTTGAATATTTACGTTTTTACCGCTCTTGGGTTGCAATACTGCAGTTACATCACGCTTATTTAATAAAAACTTCCAGCTGGTTAGTGTATCTGTTGCATCAAGACGTTTTGGCGTAGCATCTGGGTTGTGATAAATAATACTGACGCTCTGGCCATCACTCATGGTAAAAACAGTCGCAATATTGACTACGCCGTTTTTCTTAAATGGATCTGAGGTAGTCACCTCAACCGGCTTCACTTTTTCACCTGCAGCTTTACCCATAGCCACCAGTACCCGTTTAGAAAGGGCTTCTAATCGGGAATATTGGGAGATAACTGCATCGAAACCTTCTATTTCAGCGCCATCCATAACTTCTTGAATAATCGCTTCCGGTTTAACCGGTAATAGCAATTCACGTGATTCATCATAGGTCGAAATATCGCGTATCAAATGTGAAGCGCTTGCATGTGAAGTGCAATTATTTTCTTCCCATACAACTGGGTTACCGGTAATTTGAGCGCGTAATGTATCAATCTCTTGTTGAGTAATACGCCCCTGGTAATTTTCTCGTGAAGCATGATTAACCAGGCGCTCTAAAACGAATGTAGGCGCTTCTATTACGTCATAAGCATTAATCTGAGCAATTGCCCCATAATCATAATTAAACATCCGTAGCGCGAAATTAGCGGCTTGCTCGTCACTGATTGCACCCAGAACGGCGACTGAGGTTAAAAACACATTGTTCTGGTCCACCAAATTAGTAATACGCCATGTATCACGTTGGGTATAACCAGGAATTGCGAGTGCTTTAAGGGCAGTATATTGGCCATAAATATACCCAACATCGGCAATACAAATTGCCTCACCTTTTGAACCATCCTGATTGTTATATGGTCGGCTAGTTCCCTTATAAAAACTCACCGTTAAAATTGAATCATTTTTCATGCAGAAAAACCTTATTGAACGTATGCCGCAAGATTAATTCTTTTAAAAAATGCTAAATTTTATTGTTCCAAGAAAATAACAAGGCCCATAAAAGGGCCTGAGCATCACAATGGCATAAACGGTCGGGCTTGGGAAAAAGTGATTGGAATAGTTAGGGCTGATCCTTCTGACGCTGCCAGTTCTAGTGAGGCTTGGGTCGCCTTAACCAAATATCGGGATTTAAAAGATGGAGCGGCAAGGCCCTTGTCACGGTTATAAAGCCATAGATCCATCCACATAACATATTCAGCCGGTAATCCATAACTGCCATCTACATGACAAACTAGCTGAGCATATTGCATCAAACTGTGAGCCACATAATTATTTTTCGTTTCAATCATTGTTAAAGTAATCTCAGGCGACTGGCTACCTGTGATGTGATTAGCGTTGTAATGGCCCATGCGTTTACTATCAGTATCAAACTGAAGTAATGGCACAGATAGCTCGGTAGCTAACCAAGGCATAAGATTATTAGTAACAAGTTCTAAATTGCGGGTTGCATTATTTCTGTAAGCTGAAAACTGCACTAAATAAAAGGATTTATGCTGAATACCCAATTTATAAAGATCTCGATATAGACCCACAAATCTATCTCTAGGCATACCGCCCCAATTTAGGTTTACTGGTCCATTTCCTGTAGCCGTGGTACCAAGATCAAGGCCTCCCATATTAGGCAATCGGTCACTGATAAAACCTTTCGCAGCTGTTTTAGCTTTACCGGCCGCTTTTTGTTTAAGCTGATTTATGTCGAGCATTAGTAATCCTCTTCATTATCATTGAAACCTGTGCCATTAGCTGCTGGCTCTTCATAATCACCAGGATTATCCTCACCAGATAAATCAGTCTGCGGCTTACCCTTTTCTAAAGCATTCACATAGATCTCGGCCTCTTCATCATCACAACCGCCGATTTTAGTAAGTACAGTAAAGTTACTTTCTCTGTCCAGATTAAGTTCTTTAAGCGTACCCAATGCACTACCAAACATGGCCATTGTATTGGATCTCGTTTGCTTGTTTGTCAGTGCTTCAGTTGAGGCCGCTGAAATATCAGAATAAAACTCGAATTGCCAAGGCAGATCTTGAGGATCAAACATATAGCCGTATTTATAGCCAATATGAACATTGGCAATATGATTAAAGGCTTTCGTTGTTGCGGCACGAACATGAACGGAGCGTTGGGCAACTTGCGCCGATGTATGAAAAAAACCACCATCACCAAGACCACCAGACAATTGTTCAGCCCATCCCAAAAGTGATAAGTCTGTACCCAGTGCCCCTGCCATACGGCGAACATTGATCATGAGCGGTTCAGGATTCACTGGTGCGGATCTGCGACTCATATCACCAATTGCATTAAGCACTTGCTTGTCACCCCACACGGGTAAAATATGCCAGGCTTTAGACCAAATCGCGTCCCCACCTTTTAAGGCATCCCGGACATTGTTTTTATGGGATTGCAACATTTGAGTGAGGCCGGCTTTATATTTTTTCCGTTGTTCTGGCGGCATACCCGATACGTCAAATGTTAAAAATGCTTGCTCTACACTATCTGCAATCTGTTGTGAGTTTAATGCTTGTAGCAGCAGCTGAACGTTTGCCCAAGGTTCTTCGGCGTCATACAGAATAGATCCGCCAATCTCACTGGCCACAATCGGAAGTTTATTAATATCATTCTCAGACAGCATATTTTTATGCAAATACGGATTAATTGAGAATTGCGGCACTGGTGTGTAACGTGGCATTTTCATACGTGCCATCTGAAAAGTAGTGAGCTTGGTGAGCTTTCGCATTTCCAGATCATTTTTTTCTAAAATATGATAACCAATTGTTCGCCCGCCCTGCTCATAAGACTGAATTAACGGCGGTTCAGTATATTCATTACAAATAAGCTGCAGCAGTCCTGCACCTTTGGCCCCATACATACGCACATAACTATCGCCGTAAGATACGCCGTAACGTGCCATTGGGAATGCAATTTCATTGAAAAGCGGCATCAATAGCCGGGCTTCTCTCTCAACCAACTGTCTTAAATGTCGTGCTCGTTTTCCGCCATTCCTTAGTTTTTGAGAAGGTGTCATAAAAACCACATCACCACGGGATTCATGGCCCCCTAAAGCTGCTGTGGTCTGCAAGTTAAGAGCAGCTGCAATGGTCGGATCATGTTGCATTACCGCCCACGTGGTATAGATCGTTTTACGGTCACGTTTGCGAAGTTCGCTGTTTTCATAGGTGCCCAGTGAAAACATTTCAAAATTATCGTACCGGCTATCTACTTCACCGATATTGGCCTGTATTTGTCCGGCAGATGCCGCACGTTCGGCATGAATAAACTGGCCCAAGAAATTACCAAATAACGATTTCATTAATTTTCACTAATCTGTTCTATTTGACAGCATTTTGAAGCAGCAAAAATAGGGTATTTTTTTTAGTTCCAGAAAAAAATAAGGCCCTATTCGGGCCAGATTATTTGATTTAAATTATTTTGCTTTATGCAGATCTATCATAAAAATATTCACTTTCAGCAATAAATTATGCAAAAAAAGCGGATTTTCTTGCAGTTTTTATTAGTTTTTGATGAAGAAAATTGAAAAATAAAAACAGGTGATTTGATCTGTCTTGATTAAAGAATAAAAAGCGCCTAGAAGGCGCTTTTTATTCTTTAAGTAAATTTACGGCGTTAGAATGACTTTACGACAGTCTTCTTCCTTTTTATCAAAAATACGGTAACCTTCCGCAGCATCTTCCAGTTTCATGCGATGGGTAATAATCACATCCGGAGACAGATCTCCATTTTCGATATGTTCGAGTAACTGCGGCAAGTATTTATGCACATGGGTTTGTCCCATTTTAAAAGTTAAACCTTTGTCAAAGGCATCACCAAACAGAAAGCCATGAATTGGACCGGCATAAATCCCAGGTACACTCACCACACCGCCGCGTCGGACTGCTGCAATACATTGTCTTAGTGCTGAACCACTCGAACCTTCTAATTTCAGGTTGGTCATTACTGTTTCCAGAACACTCCCTTTGGCTTCGAAACCAACGGCATCAATAACTGCATCAACACCACGATAACCTGCTGTATTTTGAATAATAAATTCAGCTGCATCGACTTCATCAAAGTTGACCGGAATGACCCCATAGGTTTGATGAGCAAATTGCAAGCGATAAGGGTGATGGTCGACCATGAAGATCTGTTCGGCACCGAGCATCCGTGCACAAGCGGCAGCCATCAGACCGACTGGACCAGCACCATAAATTGCCACTGTAGAACCACGGGTGACTTGAGCATTGGTTACTGCCTGCCAGGCTGTTGGCAGAATATCGGTCAGGAATAATACTTTTTCATCAGGCAAGGAGCCGGGAACCTTAAACGGTCCGACATTGCCTTTGGGAATCCGCACATATTCGGCCTGACCACCCGGAACACCACCAAACAGGTGGCTAAAGCCAAACAAGGCCGCTCCTGGTGGAATCTGTTTTTTATTGAGAATTGCACCACGACCCGTATTGGTATTTTCACAGGCAGCCATCAGTTCATGTTCACAGAAAAAACAGTGACCGCATGCAATGACAAAGGGAATGATCACCCGGTCACCTTTTTTGACTTCTGTCACTGCAGGGCCGACTTCTTCTACAACTCCCATAAATTCATGGCCGAAAATATCACCGTCTTCAGTGGCCGGGATTTTACCCCGGTATAGATGTAGGTCTGAGCCACAGATGGCAGTGGCTGTCACCCTTAAAATAACGTCATCTGGTTCCTGAATCACTGGATCTGGAACAGATTCAACTCGTACATCCCGAGCACCATGATAGGTAAGAGCACGCATGCGGATTTCCTCTCTAGTTCAACATAAATAGTCTCAAATAAGGCTGCTGATTATTAAAAAGCCTTTTTATTAGAGCCTTATAACCTGACCTAGAGCTGTAAATTAATGTATGAAATAAGGGAGCCGAGTGTTTAAAAAATAAATTTATATAGTACTTGCGTAATTCACTACAAAATATGTCAAAAATCGAGTAAATGATTAGGGTCTGTTGATACTTACTGTTCATAATTAACCCTATAAAGGTAGCCATAAAAATATACAGGCTAAGGCAACAGAACTTTGATAATTTCTTTTGAGCTTGTCATATCGAGTAGCTATTTCTCTAAATTGCTTTAATCTACAAAACATATTTTCAACTAAATGCCTGATTTTATATAAATACCAGTCCATATGGTCATTGTTCGATTGGCTATTCGTTTTCTTTGGTATATTCGCTTTAGTCCCTGTTTTCCTGATCTGTTCACGCAGTGGTTCTGAATCATAGCCTTTATCTGCGCATACCACTTTTGTCTCTTTTAAATCTAATGTTGATATTAAATCAGGCGCAACTTTAACATCATGTGTGGTTCCATCGGTAATCATGAAATCAATAGGATTGCTATGTGCATCAACAATCAAATGTATTTTTGAGGAGTTTCCTCCTACACTTTTAGAAATAGATTGATTCGCTATGCCGGCAGAATGTTGATGAGCACGTACATGAGAGCCATCAATAAAAATCCACTCCATATCGGGGCATGAGGCTAGTAATTTGAATAATCTAAGTAACTTACCGCTGCTTGACCAACGATTAAAACGTTTGAAAATAGAGTTTGAATGACCAAAACAAGAAGGAATATCTCGCCACGGACAGCCTGTTCTAATTCTATAGAGAATAGCTTCAATAAAATTGCGTAAATTTGAGTTGTGGTGAATGGATAAATTACGCTGAATAACTTTCAACTTTTGCCAGTGTTGATCTGTCAGCATGGTACGAGGCATAGCGAATAGTAAAATTGGGTTTGGTGATTTGATTTTACTACTTCGCTATTTTTTTAAGCTAAAAGTGTCAACACACCCTAGTTTTTTCATATTCCTATCACAAAAATATCAATCTGGCCCCCTGGAATAGAATGGCTAGAATGGCCGTGACATTCAGTTAGACTCGCATTTAGTGAATCTACGTGAACAATAAAAGGCTCTGTTCCCACTGGGCTAGCCATTATCATTGGTCTGGTTGTAAAGCCGGCGCTGGAATAATCACATGACCAATTTTCTGCTGAAGGTATCACGTCCCGCCAGATCTTCATTGATCCGGTCGCTAGTAAACCTGCTTGATTGTAAACCGTCACTTTAGGCTCTAGGCTTTTCACCCATTCAGCCTGGGTTCCTTGGAAACCTTCTAAAACGGCAGATTGATAAGCAGAAAGGCCATTTTTACCATTTTTACCCGGTTGGCCATCCTTCCCCGGTGCGCCGTCTTTACCTGGCTGGCCATCTTTCCCCGGTGCACCATCTTTACCGGGTTGGCCATCCCTTCCGGGTAATCCTGGCAAGCCTGGCACACCTATACCATCTTTCCCCGGTGCGCCGTTCTTACCGGGTTGGCCATCTTTCCCCGGTGCGCCGTCTTTACCTGGCTGGCCGTCCTTCCCCGGTGCGCCGTCTTTACCTGGCTGGCCGTCCTTCCCCGGTGCGCCATCTTTCCCCGGTGGCCCTGGTGGACCAGGAGGGCCAGGCTCTCCCGGTACTGTTGCACCACCTTCCCCAGTTCCTGGATTGCCGGCTGTTCCCCCGACTGGTGGCCCACTATTATCTGGTCCAGCTTTTACGTTTGAATGGGGGTGTGACATAAGAGATACGCCGCCTGCAACCACATCACCGGTACTTTTTACGTCTTTTGTGACGATAACTTTTGCATCCAGTAGGATCTCTTCTGCAATAAGTTCGATTTTCTTATGACGTAAACGGCGAATATCTGTAAGACTGCCTTCGCCGTGTGTCCTGAAAAAAGCAATGACGGGATCACTAAATTGGCCATTTTCAAAAAATACCCAAATATCTGGCTGGCCATTAATTGAAAGTTCTGTGTCTAAATCATCATCACCTACTGGATATGCCAGCCTTGCGGTTACACCTTCATCTGAACCTTTTGTAAAAGGCGGAATACTAACCTGTGCGCGTTTGGTATTTTTGTTATAGCTCAGCAGCTTGCCAGGGAAAAAACCAAGTAGATTATCCATATTATCCCCCGCTTAACGTGGCAAGCCACAAGACTGTGGCATGAGCTGTGGCCCCACCCACGGCGCCAGATTCAAAGTGATGGGCTGCGGTCAAAATGATGTATTTAGTATCATTAATAAGCACAATATCCCCAGCATTTAGATTCATGCTTAACGCACGGGTAATCATGCCACGGGTAACTAGAACGGTTCTAAGATTCTTCAGGCGACGAGCATCAAGGCCAGGATAATAATAACCAGGTGCATTGTTCTTTAAACTATCTTCAATGATCTGCCCGTCCTCACTTACGCTTACAAATGACGGTACTTCTCTTTGTTCAATTTTCGGGTTATCAATCCAGGATACGGCGCCGCTATCCAGCATGGTTACTGGCTCTTGCTTGAAAAGTTGTTGTAATCGCATGATATTGAGTTTCTTATCACGGTAAACAATTACAGCGGCTTCTTCTTGCAAGCGCTTAGCAATTTCATACGTTGCAAAAACGCCGTAAGGACTAGAAAACTTCATCAAAGAAATATTATTGCCCACCGGCACTTTACAGCCACACGCTTTATATACAGCTGCAAAACTTGAATCTTCCAGGCTGATTAATTTGCTTTGAGGATCTATTAAAGATTCACAGCCTTGTAAAACTGCAATAATCGAGAAGTATTTTAGGCGCGTATCATCCTGGATTGTTTGTGTCCGGATCTCATTTAACTTAACGATAGTCACTGGAATATGTTGGTCACTTACCAGTAAAACTGCGCCGTTATGAATCAGATCCTTAATATCATTTTCAACTTTTATTGTAGCTTCCAAGGTTACGGGTACGGGGATTAAATCCGTTCGTAACGTTGCCGCTATAATATTTTGCATACCAATAGATTGGCCATTTTTCGCGATCTGGATAAGCATAATTTTCCCTTAATCAAGTTCTAGGGAAAAAGGAGGCTCAATACATGCCAGTTGTGGCAGTTTTGCACGTTCCTCTAAATACAATTGGCTCGCTTCACTGGCACTTAAACCAAATTCAGCACCACCCAGGCTTTTTAGCGCCTCGATCCGCTGCGCCTCGACTACATTACAATGAGCACGTATAACTGGCTCAAGTATGGACCATTCAAAACACTCAATTGTCAGGCTGGAATCTAATGCTACTTTTGCTTTTTCTTGGGCTTGAAAAGCTGCCCATCCCGCATAGTAACGGCACTCAGCCAGGATAAGAGTTTCAATCTCGTCCTGGCTCAGTGAATAGCCCGACAATGTGAGCAGATCAAATAACCCTAGGGCGAGTTCTTGTATAGTACCCGCCTGGCTTGATGGGTAAATATTCAAAACATCGATCTGGCTTAACATTGTCGTCATAATTAACTCACTTAAAATAAATTCTTAACTGAGTTGGATACGTCTACACCGGTTTTAACCAGATTTAAGAGATTTTGGGCTTTCGTCAGTAATTCACTATTTCCTGTGCCTTGGATCTGGATACCACCAGCCACGGCATTAGAAACAATACCTGCAGATGAAGATTGGCCAAAGAACATATAGCTCATGTTTCCGCTGATAGTCATAATTTGTGACCGGCTTTCTGCATCAACTTCGCCTGGTTCTAAAGTCAAAGCACAATCAGTTAATTCGTGTACTTTGGTCCAACGATCATAACGTCCATCGTAAACCAGACAGTTTGTAGTGCCGTTATTGGCGGCAAGTAGGTCAGCAAAATCAGCCACGATGCCCTTTTCGGTTTCAATGATAGTAAAAGCGCCCTCATAAGAGGTTTTAATAGTGCCAGGAACATGCGCTGCTAGACCACCTGCATAGGCCACTTCTGCCTTATCGTTATTGGTTAATATTGGTCGGGGATAGCTTTTAAAAAGTAGTCGTAATTCTGGTGCAATTTCTGGTACCAGCATGGCATTACACTGTAGCATGGGTGCGCCCAGACCTTTGGCCACTTCATAATCACGGCGTAATTCGGCTGGGGTGGAGTAAAATTTTTGACGCATGATTGATCTCGGTTAGTTAAATCATGCGTAAAGTGTGAAGGCTAAAAAAGGGGCTAATTTTTTTCGTTCCCAAAAACAAAAAAGGGCTTAAAGCCCTTTGGTAAACTGCCGGTAACTTACCACTCTTCTGGTTCAAAATTACCAATAAGAGCAGGCTGTACACCGGCAGCAAGTTTTAATTCTATATCATTCACTTCAAGTTCAATTGCAACACTGGGTACCAGATTTGCAGGGACTAATTTTGCCAGTGTCGGGGCAAGTTCGGCCAGCTCTTCTAAATCAATATCTGGACTCATTGAAACGTGTATGCGTGACGTTAAAAAAGTATCTTTAGACTGCGTGTAGGTCAACCGGGCTGGGTAGTTACTCTTATAAATTTTAGAATGGTATAAACGGCGGATCTTGTATTGACCAGGCCAAAGCATTTTTAAAACAAACTCTAAGAATGCCAGGCCACGCTTAGATCCTAATGCTTTCCAGTTTGCATAAATGACCCGCATAACTGCTTCACTGGTATCTGGTCGCCGTAATACTACAAGCCCATCTTGCTTGGTAAAACGCTCAACTACAGTAGGGCCAGCAATATGAGGGACACTGTAATCAAATAGGTTCGTCAGATCAGCTTTAAAGAGATCTAAGAAAGTTTTGATATATACGGCTTGCAAGGCCCGTTCTAGTTCATTGGCCGTATGTGAATGAGCTAAGGGGCTTAATAAGTCCATAGCGGCTCCCCGGATGATGCACTACGCTGAATATAAATTGAGATACTGCTATCAGTCATAAAGACCCATTCATGCGGTTTAATCGGGTTCCTGGCCAGATCCTCAATATCTAATCTAAAATCAGAAATCCGATCTTGAAATGCTGTGACTTCATCACGGATTACCTTTGAGATTTCCTGAGAGTTAAAACCGTCTGCTACAAAATAAGAAGATGCAATCGTTTCTTTGCCATATTTTGAAAGTAGAAGATTGTTTATTTCCTGCTTTACCGATTCAACATTATGCACCGGGGCTAATTTTGCATTAATAGTGATTTGAAAAGGACGCTGCTGGACGGCCATTTCTTTAACCTTGCCTTCATACAAGCTATCCAGGTGAGCAATATGTTTTTTAATATCACTGGCCAGTTGAGCTTTTTCAGCAGATACCCTGGGCACGAAAGCAATATTTAAATGGTTAATGTCATCTAAAGTAGCGCCGTAGTATTTTTCTTGCTGTGCTTCATTCCAGACTGAAATGTAGTGGCAGCGATTCATAAAGGCCTTACGGACTGCATAGTTAAAATCAGATAAAAATACGGCGTTGTCATCATGTGTTGGATAGCTGGCCAGAAGTTTTAATTGATCAATGCTTAGAGGGTTTGCGCCCGCTCGCACCAGGCCGCCTTCTTTAAAGGTAATCTGAATTTTTCCTTCATCTGCCGTTATCAGTTCTGATAAGGCCGCTTCACGAAGTAAACTGGTATCGATATAACCGTCTGTTTCAGTTAATTCAAAGTTTAAAACTGCATTGGCTTGAATTGTGGTACCACAACGTAAACTATCTCCAAACTCGGCAGTAATCCGCTGCATAGAGTCAGTTTTTAAGGTATATGCTGCTTCACCCGCTATAGAGTTCATCCATTGACGGCGATAAATAAAATTATTGCCCTGTTCATCATAGATCCGGAGGGCTGCTAAATAATAATCTTCTTGAATATTTAGCGTTACCTGGTGAAAAGGCTCTGTAAAAATAGCCTTATATTTTTCTGTCCGGTTTTGGCTTTGTTCTGCGAGAACTTCAATAATTTCGCCTGGTACCATATTTGCTGTTTGTAATAACCGCCAGATCCGCCCCTGCATATCTTCGATCAAACGCCCTGCGGAAATAGTTACAGCACGATCTCCTTTATTTTTGAAAGAAAGATAATGCTGGCACGGCGTAGCTACCGGCAATATTCCCTTATTAGTTGCATCCGCCAAAATCGTGGTATCTCGGCTTTTGATGAAAGGCTCAAGCATGGCAATATCCAAGTCACTGGATAGATCTGCCATAAAGCTGGCATGAGCTTTTAGCATTGCTGCTACAGTCGGATCTCCTGCCTCAAAACGTGCCGCTATTTCCGGATAGTCTTGTAAATTAATCTGCAAGCGCTGACTGATTTCACTGTGCGAACGCATTATAAGTTTCTCCTGTCAGATGACTTTCATCTTTGGTGCCAAGTGGGATAAGTGCATCACCCAAGGCGATATAAAATTGTTTTTTGTCAAAACCTATATCTGCAGAAACAATACTGAGTGTGTCACTGTCTAATGACGCCAGTAGGGGTATATCCTTTTTTAATTCATCCAGAAAACTATCTGCCTGTTCCGTACTCATAGGTACAAATAAGCGTTTTTCTAAGCCCTCACCGTAGGCGCTGCCGTAATAAGCATTTGCCTTGGTATCTAGCCAATGTTCAAGCATGGCCAAGATCTGCTCTACTCTAAGATTTACTACGCTCAATGTGGCCCTCCTAGAGCGCCGTAGCGCTCTTCTGCGACTTCGACCATAGACACAGTGACTTGATACCAAAAAAGGCAATACAGACAATACAGGCTGCTTAGAATTGCAGTAAGCCAGCTTACATACGGCGCTATATCTAAACTTAAAAAAAAATCAGCAGTCCGCCAGCCAATAAATAGCACCACAATTAATAAAAATGAGATATGAGTAATAATCTTGGTACGACATTGGCCAAACAAAAACGCCATGCTGGTCTGTCGTAATGCTATGCCCAAATTCTTTTTAACTTTTTTAAAAACAAGCTTGGAATAACCCAGGTAGATAAACAGCACCAAGATCAACAAAAGATCAAAATATTGAGGTAGATTCATTAGGCATTACCCACCGGGGTATTAATTAAGTCGGCTTGTTGTTGACGAGTAGTTAATTGCTGCTGCAGGTCATCACGTAATGCTTTCTTTTGTGTAATGCGTTCATCAATTGAACTGATCCGGAGTTTTACTTCTTTACTTTGTGCTGTAACAGATCCGCCCGAACGTTGCCCAGCAGGTTTAGGAATATTAACCTTCTGGCCAGCCATTCTTTTATCAAAAGCGGCTTGATTGGCACGGACACGCTCAGCAATTTCATTAACTGCCTTCGCAAAGACGGAGGCATGACTAAAACGATCCTGGTTATTCATGGGAAGGCCCATAGTAGGAGTGCTGGCCGTGAATTGATAAGAGTCCGGGCTAAAATGCCAAAGCTCATTTTTAAGAGGTAAATCTTTGCCATTTAATTTAACACGTACAATGTCGCCATCTGTACGCACGACTAAAGTAACAGCTTGGCCATTCTCAAGCTGGAAATCCAGATCCTTGGTTGCCTCTCCTGCTATCTTCTTAATCTTTCCTGGAATAATAGCAACGACTTGCTGCCCAGTCGCTTTCTGAAACGCCGTTTTAAACTGTTGTGCCAGGGAATGATCTTCATTTACTTTGTTTAGCTCAAAATTAGCCATTTTCGGTATTTCCGTAACTTTGAAAGGCTTATTTTGAGGTTATAAAAAGGCTCTAATTTTTATTGTTCACATAAAAAAAGCCCCATTTCAGAGGCGTTTTTTAAAGGCTATTAAGTTTTAACACGGCCAATAATAGTTGGCTGCATTATAAAGCTAACATTTGTTGCAAGGCTGCCCGAAAAAGCCAATGACTGTACGTTGTTATAATTTTTCAAGCGTAAAAACAGTGCTGTAGTATTACCTGCTAAATTACTTTGGATAGCTGTCAGCTGGATAAAGCTATTAACCGATGCAACTCCCGCTAATTGATAATCTACGGGCAATGTACCGATTACGCCATTGGCTGCAACTGCAGTACCAGTGTTGGTGACGGCGCCACGCATCCATAAATTGCCTTCTGGATCTCGCCCAATTTGCATGGGATTACTACCATCAGACAAGCCATTTGAAATATTGGCATTGGTAATGGTTATTGCAGCCCAGGTCACAGTGTTATGGTTGGGAATACTACTATTTGCTGCTCCACGGAAAGCATATTTAGCACGACCAATAATACTTGTCTGAATTATAAAGCTAATATTTGTTACCCAATTTCCAGAAAAAGCTATCGACTGCTTATAGTTATACTCTCGAAAACGTAAAAATAACGCAGTAGTATTTCCCGCTAGTGAACTTTGAATAGCTGACAACTGATAAAAGTCATACGCTTCTTGATAACCGGATAATTCAGAATCAACTGGAATCGTGGCAACTTCTGTATTAGGTGAAATTGTACCACCTGACACATTCGTTAAGGCGCCCCGTATCCAAATATTACCAAGCAAGTCTTTCCCAATTTGTAATGGATTGCTTAAATCACTCATGCCGGATTGAATACCAGGATAAGTAAGATCTGCATTTAGCCAAACAATCGTATTGGCATCAGGGACTATCTCCACCTGGAAGCCATTTACAAACAGCTCCCGCGTACTCTCATTTACCTTTAAAGCATTACGCGGATCTTCTGAAATTTTTAAATCTAAATTCCCGCTGTTTGGGTCAATATTCAAGCCTTTGCCGATTTTATCTAGTGTCAGTATTTTAATATCAGGCATGATGTTTTCCCTTATGTTGAAATAATAAAGCCGATAACTTCACCTGCACTATTTACCAAGCGTGACGTTGGTATAGCTTTTTCAGTTTCCCCTACTTTAAATATAAGCTGTCCTTGGTCTGCCTGGTGCTCAGCTTTAAGTGTTTCACTGATATAAGTATTTAATGTGGATACAACTTTACTGGCATCAACCATAACTCCTTCTGCTGTTACAGTAAGTAAGTTATCTGAATCTGGATTGACAATAATATCAAGGGTTAAAGCTACATCTTTACCATTACCAGTAACACTTATCGCACTGGAAGCCTGATAAAAAACTTCGTACATAGGAAGGGCTGTATCAAACGTTAGAGTCTGATCAGTCTGAACATCTTTAAATGTTAAAACTGAACCAGCAATCGCAACATCATCTACCTCAATTGAGATAGTAGCAAGATCAACTGAAGTAACTAAGACCGAATTCTCAACTGTAAATGAATCACCAGAATACTCATAAAAATTTAGAGAATTGGTTAGAGGGTCAGGTACTATATGATAGCGTTTAAGTGTTGATTTATCTAAAAAAGCTCCACCATCGGAACCGACTAAAAGAGCATTTTGGTCGCTATTACTGACTGTTGGAATTAATATATCCCAAGTATTTGTCGCTGTATTAAAGTTAAAATGTTGTTGGTTTAACTCATGTGGTTGAATTACCTGAACATCTGTCATGTATTACTCTCAAAGATAGTCTGATTACTTGAATTTTTTAACCTTAGTGGCTCGTTGTTAGAACCTAAATAGATTAGGTTGCCACCACTATTTAATAAGTTTAAGTCTCTTAAAGGGCCTTCAAAAATAATAGTTCCCATACTTGAATTAAGATAGAGTGCTACATGGGGAGTATTAGATTTAACCAATGAACCTGTATTTTTATTTAAATCTAAGGCTAAGTGGGCAAATACATAACCTTCATGGTCATGTGAAGGATCTACAGTGGCATCCATTAACATAGTTTGTAATGTGATGCCTCCTTCATTAATAAAATTATATCCATCCTGGACCATTTCTCCATTTTTGTAAGTTTCAACTTGAAGCTGAAATCTTCCAGATAATTTGGTTGCATACCAGAAGGCTTTGAACTCGATTTCAAAAAGTTTTTGTGTCGGATAATTTGTTTTTAATGCTTTCATATCAAGCAAAACTGATTCAACACCTGACCCAGTATTATCTCCACTCCATACCAAAAAGTTTTCATCTGCAGTTTGTTTTCCCCAGCCAACAATTTGATTTCTTGGCGGGCTTATGATTGCTGTTCTTGTATCAAGATCAGCACCTCCTTCTTCCGTCCATATATAGCGAATGACTGCATAATCGAAGGGTTGTAAAACATGCTCATCTTTTGGAGGCTCTGGTACATCTGGTACATCTGGTACATCTGGTACATCTGGTATAGTTGGGTTAGTTTTATTTATAAGTCGTTGTACCCAGATATATGCAGCACCCATTCTTAAAGTATCTTCTACCGCTATATAACTTTTATTGTCTGGATCATAGCCTAGTTTAGCTCTAATATTTTCTAACGTAACTTTGAAAGGCTTATCAAAACGGCCACGTTTAAACTGGCCAAAGATTATGGCATTGAACAGCTGGACTGTTGTATCGGCCTCAGAGTTGTCTTTTACACCAGAAGACTGAATACCAGCCTGGGCACCTAATATTTTGGTTAGCTTCATGGATCACGACTCTGAGAAAATTGATATTTTATGGCTAAGTCAAAGTGCTTTTTTTTATTGTTCCAGGATAAAAAATACTGCCCGGAGGCAGTATTTTTTTAAGCTATAAATTAGAACAATTACATAGCGCGATTTTGTTTATAAATGCCACGTTTATGGCCGATGGCCAAGGATTTTACACGGCGCTTAATAGCGTTTGGTGCAATCGCTTTAGCTGCAGCTTTGCGTAGAGCAGCTTTTTGTTTTGGTGAAAGTTTAATTTTACCGGTACTACCGATACGCTTATTCACTACTGTAATTTTACCTTTACGGACGGCTTTAATTCCGCGGTACACCAGCGTCTGGCCAGCTTTGTTTTTACGAACTGTATTTTTACCCAGCTGTGCAGCATCATACTCTTCAGTAATCTGGCCAATCACATCTTCATCTTCGCCGTAAATGAGATCCTGGATAAAATCATCCAAAGCATCGCCTTGGGGTAGATTGCTAATTACCGTTTCTGCAATTTCAGAAATGGCCAGATCAGCAGTATCAATATCTGAACCAAAGGCATCTGCAATCGTATCTTCATCTACACCCAGGGCAATAAACAGATCTGACATATTAGCAGCCATAATCTGAGCCATTTGCTTGTTCAGCAGGCTAGATTCTTCATCGTCATCATCTGGCAGATCAGCTGTTAAATACATATCCAGGCGGTCACTTGGAATTTCTGCATCTTCCAGGTTATCTTCAAGAATATCGTCTACCAGCTGTAGGCCATACATGATGGCATTTTTACGCATGGCCAAAAGCTCAGAATTAAATGCTTTGTCATCTAATGTCATAACCTTTTTAGCCGCTTCAGCTGCTGCACTATCAAAACCGTTTACGATTGTTTGTTTGGTTACTTCGTTCTGGCGTTTTACTTGCTGAATGAAGCCGAAATTTAATTTAGTCATATATCACCTGATATTACTTGTGAACACTTGTATTTAAGTAAACTGCACGTACCGCCCCTTCAGGCCGGTAGCCGCTATTAAGTTCGATTGCATCATGTGGACGGTCTGCACGGTCACTAATTGCAAGTACATATTTACCGCCCAGATCTTCAGACTCGACTAATAGCCCAGCTTGAGGACTTGCACACGCTTCCATGAATGATTGACACTCACGCAAGGCATCTGCCTTGTAAGTGGTTTTACCTTTGAGTAAATGACGTTCACAGATTTCAATAAGCCGTTTATCAATGAACATTGAAATTTCAGAAGCATTTGTTAAGCGTAATACACTGGTTTTACTGTCATATTGGGTTAAACAGTCACCCACTACAAAACGGATACCTGTATCGTATTTCTTCCGCATAACTGGATTGATTTTGGCCTTGGCCAAACGATCTAATGCTTCATCATTTAGCTTAATGTCACTACGCATTTCCATTCCGCCCCAAGGCATTGGGAAATAGTGCCCAGCAACAGGATTTTGCAACGGCGGCAGGCCTTGTGCGTTGGTATTCGAGTTACGAAGCAGCATGTAGCCCAGAATCGCGCCTAACGCATAACGTGGCTTTTTCCGGCCACGTAGGGTCTGGGCATTGTTCGGCCGAGAAAGTACCAAATTCCAGTAGATCCAAACTAAATGGCTTTTTGCACTTAACTCTTCTGCAATCTGACAAGCCTGGTCTAAGGACAAGGTAGGATCTAGCTCAACCAGAAGTGGAGTATTTAGCTTTTCAGCAGCACGTAAAGCCGTTTGGAACTGCGGTAAATTATTGTTATAGAACATCACCAGATAATTAGGTGTGTCATCAAACTCAACAATTGCATCAAACAGATTCTGCCCGTCTAACGCCGTTTTTTCTGTATCCGGAGCAAGAGGCAAAGATACAAATTTACGACCCAATGTGTTTACTTCATTGTAAGCATCAACAATGGGTTTAATACCAGGCGGAGGCCCAGCAAGTGAAGCCATAGCCATTGGCTCAAGCTGTACAATTTCATCCGGCCCTGGTACACCCCCACTCATAAACTCTTCAAAGAATTTACCAATCGCCAGGTCAAAAGTTGCAAACTCTTCAGTAGCATCAGCGACGCTTAGAATGCTGGCATAATCTTCCGGGTCAGGATTTAAGGTACCCATCACACTTAGCACTACATCATTATGATAAGTGTCACGCCAGGTTAGCTTTATAACGGTATCTTCTGGCTTTTTAGAAATAGAGCTTTTCTGAAAAAGTGCGACTTCTAACTGAACATTATCATCCATGACTGAATGTGTATCGATCAACAACGCGAACGCCATTGGTTGATTTTGTGCTTGCTCAAAAGCTTCCTCTATTTGATCTTGAGGCATACCTATACAGCCGAGATAGCCGTCTGACGCGGCTAAGATATAGCTCATACATTAATCCTCAATAACATAGCGGTTGGCACCCGCAAATTTATTTAACGTATTTAATTTAGAAACAATTAAGTCACGCTGGCGCAAGCTGGTACACGTGATAGTCGTGACCTGGCCAGCTGGCAAAGCTGTTCGTGTGTACAGTTCAAAGCTGGCCGCACCATTGTTTTTAATTTTAAGAATCAGGGAGTCATGACTCTTAGATTGCTGTTGATTAAACTGGCCGAATTGAAAAAAGTGGCCAGGCTTTACTGTAGGAGTTTCAGCTGGGCTTTCAGCTTGAATTTCAGATACCGATGCAGGCGGCTCGCCGCTTTGTGCTTCAAGCGCCGGATCTGGCTGAGTTGTTGATGTGTCTGCCGCTGTCTGTACTGCTGCTTCAATTTCTGGTACTTCTGCCACCTGGCCAGCTGCTTTCGCTGCCTCTTCAGCCGCTTTTGCTGCTTTTGCTGCTGCAATTTTTGAAGATCTAGACTGTGTAACTCTTTTGGGTGTATCTGCCGGAGTTTCTGCCGGTACTACCACTTCAGTTGGTTCCGGAGCTGTATTAACAGCCTCATTTACAGTTTCTGTTGCTGCATTTTCTGTTGTATTGGTATCAGGCATCGTATGTTCCAAAATTTAGAAAAAGAGGGAGTAACGGCGCACCAGAGTGCGCCGTTATAAAACTTATTTTTTGATTAAAGAGGCAGGCAGATTAACTACTTCGATTACTACAATTTGATCAGCGAAGCGTTCAAGCGGGTTAAGTTCTGCTGCAACACGGGTCTGTGCAGTTACACCCTGTTCAAAGTCAACCGTGTTCGATTCACGTATTGTTAAAGGCCGTGCTACAAAGCCGGTGAATGCGTTACGAACAGGTATTGTGCTGCGACCAATAACCATGATTTCTGCTGCATCGTCATGTTCATCAAGCAGGTTGGCAGAAGTCGGAACGTGATACACATTCGTGCCGCCAGGGAATGAACCGATACGGGTAATCTGGTTAGGGGCACCTACAGAAACGCCCGATTTTTTGTAATGTGTGTCGTCAGCTAACTGGTCAAATAACACAGCCATTGTGTCACCAATGTAAATGTCATGGCCAGACGGCACTACATCAAGCAGCTTGTTAATATCCAGTTTTGCCGCACTAATCGTTACCGTTAGTTCGCGGGCTAAATCAGAGGTATTGTTGAATGCTGCTGCATCAGTTACGCCACGTCCCAGATCTGCAACAAGTACACGCTTAAAGCCTTTTGCACGACGTTTACCACGGCGTAGCAACCGGATATTAGACTCAAGCAGCTGTTTAGAGGCTACGATTGCGGTAAATGCACCACGCGGATCTAAGCCGAGTTCATTTTGTGCCTGGCTGATTGCATCATCAGTTGCACGATATAGAGCACGAATTGAATAGGCATGAAGAGAACGGGCTTTTAACACCATATCGACGCCTGGTGCGTCTAGCACTGGGGCTTTACCATTTTTACGTTCAAAGTCAGCAATCAGGTTCACTGATACTTCTGTACCTGCTGGCAGTTCTTCAGCGAAGGTTACTGTAATCTCGCCTTTATCCAGATCAGCTTCACCAGATTGCAATTTGACTTTAACGCCGTCCAGTACCAGGCCATGGTCATTTAAGCCAATAATTGTACTTAGACCTGAAAATTTCGCATGATCAGTTGTTGCATCATGGCCGACTTCCACACCATTAACCATGACACGTACACGGCCACCAATAAACGGTAATACCGGCTGATTTGGGTCAGGCAAATGGCTGATATTGTCTTTATAGGCAATTGTTGGTTTCAGGGTATAAATACGAGGATTAGCGTCATCCTGGGTTGCCTGAAATTCAAATTGTGAATCGAAATACTGGCAGGTTGCGGCCGGCCCATCGATAAAGTCATTTGCTTTAGTTTCCCCCCAGGTTGTATTGGCCACAGTACGTGCATACACCAGTGGTAAAGCATTAGAGCCGGTTGGGTTCGGCAAATACGCTACGATTGGCAAAGCATTAGCGATTTGCGTTGAAATGGTGACAATCGCTTGTGTTGGAATGACAGCAAGCGCTTCATGTCCCCCTGCACTTAACTGAGTGCCGATTGCCCCGGCAGAGTCAAATTCTGCTTTAATGGCTTGTAGACCAGAGGAAAGAGCAGCTGCAACCATGTCAGCGCGCGGTGCTTCGCCATCATGACGATCTTTATAGCCCTTAATTCCTGTTTCAATGGCGGACAAAAGATATTCACGATTTTCCGGAACAACACTGTCAAACATTGCCACTAAGCTAGCTGGGATGGCTTCAGGTAAACTTTGATTTACTTCTGCAGTAGCATGAACACTGTCATAAGCCTGAATTACTTGCACACCCTCATTACGGCGCGCTTCAAAACTTTTTAAAAAATTCGCGGTCGCTTGGATCTCGGCAGTTTGCAGAGAATGTTGGTCACGCTGTTCTTTATTTAATTGATCACTCATGGATTGCCTCATAAGCCCTTACGGGCTGGTTTAGATGAGGCAATTGTGCAAGCAGAAAAAAGGGCTAAATTTTTTTGTTCGCATACTTACGCGCTATCTATTTTTGGTCTTTCCTGAAAAGCAGCTAAATAAGCCAGGTCATCACGCTTATTTAATAAATATTTCACTCCAAAATCTGCATGAATCGATTGTCCTTGCTGGCCTACGTTTTCTACCCATACTACATAATCCTTAGAAATAAGCAGGCATAGCACATCCCCACTTTCCGGATACCATCCTGTACTATTCTGTAACTGCTGCCCCAGTTCTATATCCGGATCAAAGGGTTCAATTTGGGCAAAAAAAGCAGCATCCGCACTATCTACCCCAATTAGTCCTTTATTAAGTGCCGCCCCGGTGAATTGATCCAGCATGACCATAGCGAAACCTTTTTCTTTATAGTCAATTGCCTGTTCATCTTCATCAGTTAAGACGCCTAGCCCGCCCCAAACTAGCTCTTCACGGTCGGCTGTTTCTCCTGGTACTTGATCAATAGTTTTATAGAACACGACTGCAGGTATGCTGGCCAAACCGTTTAAAACCACTTTTCTGGCCAGCTGTTTACGTCCTGCGGCCACACGGTTAGCAATTGGATTAATATTTCCGAGCACGTTCTACCCCCATATAAAAATTAAAATCCTCTTTACTGATTAAGCCAGCTTTGAAATTGGCCTCAAGCCGGGCAATACGGCGCCGTTTTTCATCAATCTTGGCATTATTTTGTTCTAAACGTTCAGTTGCTGATTTGACCTTATCATGTAGTTTTTTAAGTTCACGCGCCGTAGCCGGTTTAATCTTTTGTCTGGCCTTTCCGATGCCCTGCAATTGCTTGTCTAGCATTTCCACCATATCAGCTGGGGATTCACTATAACGGCGGCCATGTTGCTTGATACGATCCTGATTAACGATCTTTTCTAAATAACTTTGGCCAAGTGGCCCCTTGGCCACCGCGACAGCGCGTAAAATATGCTTACATGCAATACCGGTTAATTCCGGGTTTTTTTCCTTGGGAAAGCCGGCCTCTTTGCGACCATTCACAAAATTTCCGACTGTAGCAATGTAGCGATACCAGAAGCGAAAACGACCACAATCACATTCAATATGAACCTTACCATTGGCCAGGCGGTTTTTAATCGTTGTTTTGGTCTGCTTCTCAATATCCAGCACAACACTCGAAAAAGCTAAAAACTTAATTTTGACGGTATGATTGGACACGTCACTATTGGGGCCGGCATTGGTTATAAACGTCACTTCTCCGGCTTTGTGTGATACCGGCATGGCTGTGTGGATCTCTTTATTCGCCCGGTCAATATCAGCCTGTCTGGATAAGCTAATAATTTGTGGAATAGTAATACCGCCCTTATAAGCGGCGGCCAGTGTCTGAATATTTTTCTGAAAGGCCTTTAAATCTTCCAGTTCAATTTCACGGGCTTCACCGCCTAGTGTCGTTATCAGGGCCTTACTAAAATCATAATCGCCGGATATATCACTTGGCCTTAGAAATACTGGCCAAGTTTTATCTTGCTGCTCAGCAATACGGCGGGCATCTTTATCAAATTTAATCGATTGGTTAGCCTGCTTATGCAGGCTATTTGCTTCACTAAACTGCTGTCTAAGTCTGTCAGCATCAAAAATACGTTTGGCCATTAGACAACCCCGTATTTCTTTTTCAGCTTCAAAATGTCCCCAATGACGGGCAAGTAGATTGCCCGTATCGGTAAAGGTTGACTTACATAGGATACGCCACACGCTACACGTACCACATCGGCATAGATACGTGCACCGTACACTCGCTGGCTGACCAGCGTTGCATCGTGGATCTCGTCCTCATTTACCTGGTAAAAATGTAACTGATCCGATTTTCCCCGGCGTTTGGCCAGATCAATAGTCTGCCGGATTGCATTGTGATACTCGTTTAGCATGACTTATCCCCGCTTATTCAGCATAAAGCTCTTTAGCGGTCTGAACACCGTGAGTATTAATACATGCAACAACAACGGCTTGGCCAGCAGCTAAATTGCGTCCTAGGGCTACGCTGTATGGGCCACTTACCTGTTGTTCGATGGTGCTGTTGTCATCCAGGATAATCCGCAATAAACAGTCTGGATCTGTTATCCCTTCTAAGACACTATTTGCAGAAGTCAGAAAAGCTGTAAATTTTTGGATTTCAGTGAATGTCAAAGTCTTTAATGCTCCATTATGGCCAATTGTTACCAGCTCGCCTGGATTTAGTGCGGTATCCAAGGCTAATTTCCATTCGTAATCTATAACCTGGACTGTTTTGGCATCTTGGCCAGGTAAAGTAATCGTTACTTCTGGTCCATTCGCTGTACCAAATACACTTAATCCATCATTGGCCAGATAGCCTTCAAACGGCATAATATAAGTTGCTTCTAAAGACTCACGTATTGTTGAAACTTTAACTATTTCGCCTGGTACCAATGCAGTTGGTAAGGTGTACTGCCAATCTCCATTTGAGTCTGGGAAGGTACTAGATGACGCGCCGTTTATTTCAATATTAACCTCAAGATCTGGGCGGGCTTTACCTGCTAAATGTCGGTTATCCAAGATTTGAAAAGAAAGGGGATAGCTAGGTGCACTTTGGCCCGTATATGTGACTTTTGCAGCATCTACCGTATTAATTAATATTGTGACCACTTCGTTATGCTGTAGACCGTATGGCAATGCAATAGTCCAGTTGCCGGTTAAATCTGCAACATCAGAAAGTATGTTATTACTGTCTGTCACAATACTGACTTGAGCATGTGGCTCAGGTGCGGTACCTGACACAAAATAGCCCGCTTCATCCAAAAGATAGCTGAATTTAAAACAGGTCAGTTCTTTAGCTTCACTTCGTTCTTCAGTATTTGCGATATAGACCTGAATCTTATCCCCGTGAATAAATTCTTCTTCAGACGTCCAAGACCAGGATAAATCTGGACCAGGTTGAGCGGTAACATTCCCCAGGCGTGAAGTGATATATACCTTGGCGCGGCTATCTTCTACCATACCTGAAACTGTCTTATTGTCTTGGCCCAAAATGGCCGTAAAATCTTTATCTAGCGGCACATACGGCGCGGCCTTCTCAACGTTGATAATGACCATATCTTGTGGCTTGGTGCCTATAAAGATAATGATATTGTTTGTACCAACTTGAAGGTTATTTTCATCTAGTGAATATTGCCAGTTGCCCAGTTCATCTGGCTCAGCGTTTGTATTTGTACCATCTTCAAACACAATCCGAACCACGGATTTTAACGGCGCTGTGCCGCGTAATATCATCGTTTCAACATCATAAGCCGCAGCAAATGTAATATTGTCGGTATCGGTTGCCTGGTTAGTGTTGGTAAATTTAAATACGTTCTGGCCAACCAGATTATTAGCCAGGTTTAATGAACGGCGGATAGAGTCTGCATTAATATCGCCGCTCACTTGAATATCGTATTCAGCGCCTATTGGCAGATTAATTTCATTAACAGCAGATAAAATAATTTCACCGCCTTCAGTGAAAACGGTTTCATTGCGTACTGTCTGGACTGTACTGGTAATCTCAGTTGAAACGGTATGCTTCAACGTTTGATCTTGGTTCATAGCGTTATCTCACTCTAAAGATAACGCTATTTTGTCTGCTCCTGAAAAGTGCTTATTTTATTGTTCCCAAGTTTTAAAGCGCCGTAATCTGAACGGTCGCACAACCGGCTTCACCAATTTTTCCGTTATTCAGCTCAGGTGTAATGCTGTCCGGCCGGCCATAATTTCCAACTTGAATAGTGCCCTTGACCGGCTGATTTGACGTATTTTCAAAAACAAGATGAATATGAGCACCAGATCCACCGCCAGCGCCATAACAACGATGCTTGCGTGTTTCCACTGTATAGCCCCCTTCACCACCTTGGCCAAACATATAACGTGTTAAGCCGCCGCGTGTATCGCGGTTACACCAGTCATGGGCAGTTTCCAGATAGGCTTTTTCACCATTGGTCTGGCTAATTAATTTAGCTTGGCCAAGATTTACCAAGTTTACTGTTCCACCCTCACCCGCTACACCTTGGATGTAAGCACTACCATTGTTCCAGACTCCACGGTAGCCCCCTTTCCCGCCGCCAGCGATTAAATGAGTATCGCCCAAGTCTAAAATAGTATCGTTGCCAGCATCCATTTTTAACCAGGCGGCGCTGATATTTGAGGCCCATAAGGAACCTGCACCCGATCCACCCGCCCCTACAAGGTGTATTTCAGCACGTGATTTGGCCGGGATAGTAATTTCATGAGTTCCTGCACGATACAAGTCATAGCCGCCGTCCAGCTCAAAGACAGCCCAGCTGACTGGTCCCGTATAAGCAATCGGATTACTGCCAGACCGGTCATATACATCAATATCAAAAGACTTACTGTTACGTTTGATCTGCCAGGCTTCATGAGCACCTTCCGGGGTAATCTGCAGCATATAGTTCGGACTCGTAAAGTCCCATTTCTGGCCAGATGGTACCTGCACCTTAAACGTCCCGCTACTCGATACGCCAGACATTAACAGCCGTGGATTAACTGCCCCTTTTTCTAATATATTCTGGCCATCATTTGGCTGGAAAACTGCATAACTGACCTGGCCAACATAGCCCACGCGACTGGTACCCGAACGATTAAAAAGATTTACCGTAAGTTCTTTATCAGTTTTGGAAATGATCCAGGCTTCATGAGCGCCTTCAGGTGTAATCAATACGGCGCACTTGGATATATCGATATTACTATCAGTTGGACGTGAAATTTTCATCGTACCGCTCACCGGTACACAACCTGACATGACTAGACCAGGCATAGCCTGAGCTGTCATTTCATCACGCTCTTGGCCATCAATTATGGCCCAGTTAATTTTTCCGGAATAACCAACGCGACTGGTACCTGAACGGTTATAGACTGAAAGACTAAAAGCCTTCGCCTGGCGGCTGAGATTCCAACCCTCATGAGCACCTTCAGGCGTTACCAGGATACTGTAACGTTGATCAGTCAAAACGCCGTTAAATGTATCATTCATGAGCACGTTATTTGAAGATTGGCCAAGCTGCAAAATGCCGCCATATAAGCGTTTGGGCAACATGGATAAGAATACTTCATTCAGACGGCGCACTTGATCGATATAGCCCTGAATAATAGATCTTACGTCAAACTTAGTTGCATATTGCGGGTGTGGATCTGCATGGTTGATATGGGCCTTGAAGATCTCTTGAATGAAATAAATATATTGCGGATGGGGATTTTTATGTTGTAGGTGCATTTTCATAAGCGCCGACAAAATCATATCTTGTGGGCTAAAACTTAATTTGATCTTTTTCCCAACAATATTCTGGTCCAGTGCTACCGCAAAAAACAGACTGAAGAATGAGCCTGGTTCTGTAGTAAAAAATTGTCCTGCTTCCAGGCTGGCCACGGCGAATAGAACGCCGTTACGGTCAAATAGGCCTATCTCACTGATTTGAATTTCCTGATTGACCTGACCAGATGAAATAAAGCGAAGTATCTGATTATCTGTATCAATATGACCATTAACAAGCGGAAATTCAGCCCATTTGCTGCTTAAACTTAGAATAGCTGGATCTGTTTTATAATGGCCAGTACCCAATTGAATGCTGCCAAATTCAAGTTGAAAACCGCTATTTAAAACAGAAGTCATGGCTGCTTTTCCGGCAGCGGTCATAGTTAAAAAAATAGTTTTAGACATAATAAAAAAAGGTTCCAGAATTACTTTCATTATGGGAAAGTTCCTGGAACCCAATTTTTTTTATTACCAGATTATTAGACTTCAAAACTCAAGATAGCAAAACCAACACCGCCGTCATCACCAGGATTACCATTAGTCTGAGCAGTTGGTGCTTTCCAGCCAGCACCTTTTTTCCCTACATTCAAACTAAGATTAACGGCCTCTTGACTGGTATTAATAAACTCAAGCCTCATATAAGCACCAGATCCGCCGCCGCCGCCATAAGACCACTTTTCATCCCCGATACCCCAGGCCCCTTGGCCACCCGCATTATTAACCTGCAAGCCTGAAATTAATGAAGTGGCCACGCCGCCTGGTTGCCGCACCCATCGTTCAACACGTATAGCATCATTACCATTTTGGCTTTCAAGTAATTTAAATGACCCTAGTTCATTAATGGTATTTTTACCACCCGGACCTGGTGCACCATTAGTAAATGATGACCCGTTCCCCCAGTTTGCACCGCCCCCACCTTTACCACCGCCGGCAGTTAGTAAAGCTGGTCCATACTGAAGAACAATATCTCCACCGTCCCCCCCATTGGATGGAATATTCCAGATCTGACTTGAATAGTTATGAATTGATCCACCGCCGCCGCCCCCAGCTGCGAATAAATCAATCGTGACTTTTTGCCCAGGTTTTATAGCTACCTGATGTTGTCCTTCGTAATAAATTACCCGCTTAATTGGCCGTTTAATCGCGAATACCGCCCAGTTTACCCGGCCGCTATAAGCACTCTGGTTTGTTCCGGAACGGTTATACACGGCGACATTAAAGCGCTCACTTGAGCGGCCAATTGTCCAGCCTTCATTTTGATTATCTGGCGTAACAAAGACTGCATAGTTAGGATCTGTAAAATCCATATCCGTTGGTGCATTAATAGAAAAATTAGCACCGTCAGCAGTACCAGCTAAGACCAGTTTAGGATAACTTCCCGCCAGATCTGGCGGCACGGCTTTAGCCTTCATTAAAGACCAGTTAATGCGTCCCGTGTACGGAATCCGGTTTGTTCCGGAGCGTTCATAAACGTTAATACTGATTTCTGCATCAGTCCGGGTAATTTCCCAGCCTTCATGAGCGCCTTCAGGTGAAATAAGCAAGACTACTCTAGGATCTGTATATCTGAGTTCTTCCCAGCTTTCCCGGATAATTTTTGTAGTCTGGCCAACATTAAAAACACCGGATTTAATTTCATTATCAAACTGATTACCTGGTGCAATAAAACCCTTATTACTTAATGTCCGTATAGTATCCAGGACTAACCAGTTACCGCGTCCCGTGCTGTCAATTCGATTTGTGCCAGAACGGTTATAAGCATAGGTTTTAATCTGGTTAGCCTCTCGCGTAGTGGACCAACCTTCATGTTGTGATTCTTGGCAGTACATATAGACCAGCCCGGCATCTTGTAAGCTGTAATGCGCGCCTGGTGGCAACGTAGCTATACTATTTGCCCCCATATCACTACCCATTCGCAAAAGTGGCGGAAAAAAGACCTGTGTAATACCGATTAGATTTTTAATCTGGTCATCGAGCTTCTTAGTTTCATCATTTAAGAATGTCTTTAATGCGTATTGCGGGTGTGGATCTGCTGCGTCTAAGTGCGCTTGCATCATAGCGTTTGCTAGAGCGGTATATTGCGGGTGTGGATCTTCGGCCAAGCTGTGTGCCTGCATCAATGTAGCAGCTAATGGCGCCGTACCATCAGTGACGACCTCAATATTATTCGGACTGAGCGCATTTTCGATAGGTAGAGCAAAATTCGCCACATAATCCAGACTTGGATATAAACGGAAATAATAGCCTTGTGGTTTAGAGGCCACGGCAAATAGAACACCGGTAGAGGTATAAATCCCAATCTCTGTAACGTTTTTCTCTAGCGTATGGGACATGATCATCGTGAAGCGTAAAGATCCGGTTGTTTCTTCTACGCCACCTGCGGATATACCTTTATCAGTAAATTTCGCGGCCATTTCGGTACGATCCGCCGTGGGTATGTATTGACCAGATCCCAGCCCCACTTTACTTAAAGTTAATTTGATCCCAATGGCGGCGGCGTCTATTGCTGCCAGCCGGCCTACTTTGGTCACTATAAAATTAATTGGTTCAGACATAAGAAAGCCCATCATTAGAATGGGCTTATTATTGGCTGGCCAGAATATTGCCTAATTTTTTGTTCGCTAATCAATATCATCAGCAATAGCAGCCAATTCCTCAAAACTTCCAGTTGGCGGCGCCGTTTCTGCGGCTTGTTCATTTTCCCCGACCTTTTCAGCTTGATCCGGTTCATCCCAGTTTGACTTGGCAGGTGTATAGTGAATGTTCTCCATATAGATAAATGCCAAGGTATCTGACATATCCGGGGACTTAATCCCTTTGCGCCGCATTTCCTCTTTTGACAGCACTTTATAACGGCTCTGGTCATCAAATGTATAAGCAATCCGGGTAATTTGCTCTTCCATCTTGGCTTTATATTTTTTAGTTAAAATTTTGATACGTCCTGCCTTAATCGCCCTGGCTAGAGTGACGTTAGCTTGAGCACGGCGGTTGACGAATTGTTTTTTATTATCATTGTCAAAGCAAGCTCCACCCCAGTGGATCTCTTTAAAGTAAATTCCTTTTGACTTTAAGTTTTGTGCCAGACCACGGCCAGCGCCGTTTGCATCTAGTAAAATTGTCAGGTTCGGATATGTCAGTAAACACTCTTCAAGAATACCGGTTGTTTCATGCAGATCTTCGGTATTCTTGCACATCGGTATATCGATTACTTCAACACGGCGGGCACGATCTCCCCACTGTGCCTCACCCCATACCCTAGCAATCGTGACTACCGTATCATCACGGCCCACGCCGCCGCCCACGTCCACCGATGCAATATAACCATAGTCCGCATGTTTCTTACGGCTAATTGCTTTTTTACCATTGTATAGGCGAGCAGCTTGCGCCCTGGTTACTAGAAATTCTTTGGCCAGATCTGGAAATAGTCCACGAATCCGGATCATGTACTGCGGATCATTTCTTGATCCATATTGCATTAAAGATTCTTTAAGTTTCTTTAATGAAACAATAGGCGACAGCTCACCATTGAAGGTTAAAGCATTCCAGATCCCACCAGCCGCTTTAGAAAGTTTATGATGTGTGTCATGAAAAAAGCCGTTTGCACGGGCAGGCTGTGACGTTAGACAAGCCCGGTTATTTGCATGGGTTAATGCACCCATAGCAACGTCCATTGCCGCGTCATCAATACCGCAGGCTTCATCACCCCATAGGAAATAGTTATCGCCGTGTTGACCGGCTAGGTTTGTTGGCTGATTCTTTGGTGCAGTTTTAGCGATTACATGCCAGGTTTTATCGTGGCCTTTGATATAAACCGTTTCAGCCAGAATCGTTACATAATCAGCAAGCCAGGCTAAATGGGTTGTCTTTAACCGTGCTAGACAGATGGCAATTTCTTTCCAGACTAATTTACGCAACTGGTCAATTTGCGGCGCCGTAAACATCATTACTGAATCTGGAAAGAATAGAAGATGCCAAAGCGCAATAATGGCCGCGGATCTGGTTTTACCCGTACCGTGTCCAGATGCAACAGTCGTCCGGCTACCGTCCTGAGCGACTGACAAGAATAAAAGGTGCTGCTGCCAAGTTACCTCCTGACCCGCCTCCTTTGTCATATTCAGACCTTCAACGGCGAATCGGGTAATATCGTAGCGGTAGCGCAAACAAGCCTCTTCCCATTCAGGTAAAGACTTTAAATCTTTAAGCATTAAAAAAGACCTACAACCACGTGGCTGTAAGTCTATGGGCAGAAAAAATAGCTAAATTTTTTTGTTCCAGACTCCTTTAAAGGCAAAATGGAGCGTCAAAATCATCACTATCACTTTGTTGATAGGTCGGATCTGGCTCATTAATAATTTCAGCTGATATATCATTACTAATCAATTTAGCCGCACACCAGCAGGCCAGGAGAATACAGATATTCCCGTTTTCTGTTTCTGTTGATAGTTCCCATACCGAACCTGCAACCACATCGAGCTTACGCTGCTGTAAGACGCCATCTGGCCGGTAGCGCATAACTGAATCAGCCATCTTTAACAAGCCATTCTTATGCTTGTCATGATATGCCTTAATAGCCTGTTCCAAATGTTCCCGCTCATTAAAGGCAATATCCCAATTAGCCAGGGTATTGGGAGAATCTGTCACAACTACACGGCGTTCGTTAAGTATGATCTCTTTTAAGCGTTCTGCAGCGGTTTTATCCTTTTTAGGCGGATTATAAGGTTTTTCAGCACTAATATAGATCCGGCCACTGAGCGAGTCACAAGTGGCAATAAGCCGGGTAGGATTACCTTGATAATTATTCACACGAATATCAATAATCAGTGTTTTACTCATGATTAGGTACTCGCTCAATATGCCGTTCACCCGTTTCCGGATCTGCAGTAGCCCGGAATATTTCTGACTCTGTTCTGTCCTTATGGTGTAAATCAGCCTCTACAATCATGGACCACTCTTGCTGTATTGGCGGTTTAATTTCTTCACCCGTATCCGGGTTATATTCTCCTGGTATCTCTACAGGATCGCGGCCGTCCATATCTACATCTTCTTCATCTTCATCACCCAGGCCGACGACTTGCGGTAATAGTCCAACAAACTGAAAATCTACAGTGACCAGGGACAGGTTATTTTGACCTGAAGGCACACTATCCGGATAAAGTGAATTTTCAAGGACTGTCATTTCCCAATCATCTTTTACGCCGTTACCCAGGTCATAAGTAACCTTAAAACGGCGCTTGTAGTCATCCCCCATATAAGCCACAAACTGATTAATAATGCTTTGGGTAGTATCAGCATCGGCACTGACCATGAGCAGCTGGACACGGTACTGTCGTGCAATTGTGCGTAACTTGATTGGTGTGTTTTTGGGATCTGTAGGAATAACCGTATCCAGCCAGTAAGGTGTATTGCGTAGACTAGATATATCTGGCGGACTGACCATAGGTGCCAGGGCTACTAACATTATGGGCAAAGGCCCAGTAAAGTCTTTTTCAGGGGCTTGCTGGCGGTATTTGGCCAGCATAGCATCTGCATCATCAATCATGCGTCCAGCCACAACCTGAATTGCGTGTCGTGCCTCCAAGCGTTTCCAGTGCCGGAAAGGTTTTGTGTCAGGCTTAGTCCACTTCTTAAAATCAATCAGAAGGCGCCCTACGGCGGATTTGACACATTCTAAATTAGATAATTCTTGCATGGTTTAGCCCCGTCCACCGCCTATGAATTTTCCTAAAAGCCCCATCATCTTGTCGGCTTGCTGGGCTTGCTTTGTTTTCGGGCTTTCCGCTTCATTAATTTGAGCAATCAGGAAGTTATTAGCCTGGATAAATTGATTCTGAAAATCTGTTTCTGGACATAGAGCGCTATCAAATTCATTCTGAATAATCTCACTCTCTTTTTCGGCGCGCCGTTTATCTTTCTTACGCTGTAATTCAAGTTTACGCTCTGCTTTTCTGGCACGGGCTAAAGCGGCCTCACTCATATCATGTAATTGTGCTATTTCACCGATACTGTCATAAAGCTGTACAATTTCTAGCTCTAAACGCTGTTCTAAAAGCTCCTTTTCTTCATCAGCGTGAATTGAGTCAAAAAGTGCATAGCCAACGTTATCAACAAAGTTCGGCTGAAGAACATAGTCATAGCCGGCAAAATTCCGCGGTACCAATATGCCGCCTGGTTGCACGAAATAATCACATGCTGTTGAGAAGCCGCCCACATTGGCCATGTACTGACGCATAGCATGATTACCAGCATCATTCTCTAAAAACTCAGTCTTATGCGTTACGTTGCCATCTGGATCTGCTCTTAAATAAATGGTTCGGATTGCTGGCTCTAAGCGAATGATCTTATCGCCAATCATTACGGTTTCTGGTGGATTCATGCCATAACGCTGGCGGATCTGGTGCCCGTAATAACCAATCAGCTGGCCATTTTTCACAAACTCTTGTACTTCAGCTGAATTGATCTTATGAATCATGCTTTGAGCGTCTACATTAGAACGGTCTTTACCGGTCACATTGCGACCACGGTTATGTAGACTATAGGTAATTTCCTGGGTAATACGTGACATGGGATTGCCTTAAAAATAATGCTCAGGCTTATTCTGCTATGGTTAAAAACGGCGCTTTTTTATTGTTCCCATAATTGAAAAGGCTAGCATTTAAGCCAGCCTTTCACGTTTTAATAGTTAGGTTAGTTCATCCGGATATCCGGTTGAGGATCAACGGCAGTTGGATAGCTCTCAATTATTCTTTCAATTTCTGCGTCATACTCTCTTGCGATACGGTCTGCTTCAGTAAGAAGGGCCGTACATTCGCTAACGCCGTTTGACTGGGCCGTGGCGTAAGCCTCAAGGTTTTCCCTGGTAATTGTGGGCATATATTTGATGGTTTCGGTGGTGTGGTACTGCACCCGGTTAGCCAGCTGCAAATTATCAGCGTACTGGCTATGGATAGCTTGAATGTCTTGAGTGTATTTTTCATAAGCCTTTTGCTCTTTAACTTTCCAGTCGAGTTCTGTCTGTATTGCCTCTGCCTGGTACTGCAATTTTAACTTTTGGTTTTCCTGGATCTGTAATTTTGCGGCTGCCTCAAAATCATCTACGGCGTTTTGATAATGTGAACAGGTATTTACTGCAATAAGTAAGAATAAGACCAGGGCCGCCGTAAAAATAATGCTGAGTGAGTCTTTCAGATTTTTAAATGCGTTAAACATAGTCACCAATTCTTGGAAGGTGCACATATTCTGGCCAGACTTAGAAATGCTCTTTTTTATTGTTCGCAATTAAGTTGTACATTTTTAAGGTATAAGTAATAAATTTTTTTCATAGTTATTAAAAGGGGCTAAGAATGGGACAAGCAAAAAGAAGAGGTAGTTTAGAAAATAGAATTAAAACAGCTAACTTTGATTGCATTATATGTAGAGAAAATAAAGTATATACAGAACGTAGTGACGAACACGTCATACCAGATGCCTTAAATGGCTACTATCACATTTATAATGTATGTACGACTTGTAACAAGGATTTAGGCAATAATGTCGATACTCACTTAATCCATCATAAATTTAGCGAATTTTATCGTTTCATTGAGAAGATTCCAGGCAAAAGTGGAAAGATCCCTAATCCTTTCAATGGTTATTTTGAAGTAGAAAATGAACCTGGACGACTAATTAAAGCTGATGTAGATAAAAAGGGAGAATTATCTTATACCTTTATTCCGCAAAGTCCTGAGGTCAAAGAGAAAGACGGAAAAGTACATTTTTCTATTAGCCTAGATGCAAAAGACCGCCATAGATTGCCAGCAATTCGAAAAAAATTTCTTTCTCGAAATAAACTATCTGAAAATCAAATTATAGAAGATGAATTTGTCGAAAATATAATAGAAAACCCTGTACTTAAAGGAAAACTTGAAATAGATTTTTTAAAATTTAAAATTGGTTTACTAAAAATCGCTTATGAGTTTGCGGTTGATAGTATTCCCTCATATTTTGATGATCCACAAGCAAAGAAAATATCTAAAATTTTGAAAGATGGAAATATAGAGGCTTTAAAAACCTTAGAGATAGGTAATGG